TAGATTATCATCGGAATACGCCATCTGTAGCAGAGCCAAAAGAATCTGCTCGCAAGTATAAGCACAAGCGGATGGATGTAAACAGAGAAATAGATAAATGCTGCTGACACCCAATTTTCTCTAAACCATACGCACATTTCTTTACCATGTGATGCAAACGTCACCATACAAGCCACATGAAAAAGCATGATAAAAAGAGGCATAACTTCACAATAATACTTGAACCAAGTGAGTAGCTTCACGCTATAGCCTCTACCTGCAAGGATAATGACGTTAATCATTTCGCTAACGTCCATACCCTTAAACATTACTCTTGACAACTGTACAACACCGACTGATTGAACTAACCGATGGACTTCATCTTCTTCCTCTTTAGTCATAAATTCTTCTCCTTTTGTTTTTGGATTTATTATTTGTTCTTAGCTCCTCATTCTTAATGAATAAGGAAATTTCTGCAAAAATAAACAATTCTGCACTAAAATATTTATTTTGAGTAAAATTTTAAAGTTAAACTTTGCTAAAGTAACAATCCGTAAGTTTATTGCTACTTTCTCGTTACCTCTTTCTCATTTTTCGGTAACGGAAGCATTGTGCTTTCAGATTAATTTTGTATCTTTGCGGCAGAAATTAAAACATAAAGATTATGAATATTAAAAGATTTGATACTTATAGAGGTGTCTGCGTAGATACTATCGGTACAAAAGGTGACGTTTCCGTTGTGGTTACTGATACAAAATACGTATGCAAACCAAAAGAAGATACAGCCGCCTATGAACTATATAAGCAGATAGAAAGCGGAGACGTAATAGCGGTCGCATTCTACTATGTCAAAGAGTATTCTGGAATAGACAGAATCCTTCGTGTTATATTTATGCCAAAGGCGGATTTTGAGAAAATGGTATCTATAGGTGACTGTCAGTATATCGGTAATAATATCCATGGGCTTCCGATGGGAATAGAGATGTACTCACTGGAAGGTGCTCATCTAAGCAAGTTAAGTGTGTGTTAATAACAAAAAGCACCATAATGGCAAATAAGCGTTATGGTGCTTCTCACGTCTCCATAACAACTTCTCCGTCTCTCATATAAACCTCAACCTCATACCCTTCATCGAGAATCTTATCAATTTCCTCTTCAGTCGGTATTTTCCTCAATATCTGCTTCATCTCTCTTATTGATTATATTCTTGGCGATATTCATAAAAATTGCCTTTTCTGTGTATTTATATTTCAGTTTTACTGTATCGAAATGACCTTCTATATAGCAGTATTTATAGAATTTCTGCGGTAACTTCGCCATTATCCTGCGTTTCGTGGCATACTCATTATAGTGTGACATAATGCCGAGATAGGAATTGACAGAGGATATCTCCTTCTTGATATCATCAATCATTCCCATTTCAGCAGCCTTACCCAGTCTTTCTACGGCAAACGCAAAACTGTTGATGGTGTGGTTGGCAACATATACTCTGCCTGGCTTGATTATTGCACCCGTAAACTGAACACCCTTAGAGTAATGCTGTAGATAGAATTTCTTTTCGTTGAGCCTTAGACCCAGCTTTCCGAGTTCTGTTCTGAGCATAGGGATAATAGATAAAAGTTTCTCCTTATCCTTGCTTACGAATGATATATCATCCACATACCTATTATGCCTTACGCACACGGCATCAATCTTCCAGTCGATGGTATTCAACAAGAAGTTGGCGAATAACTGAGCGAACAGATTGCCGATAGCAATACCTCTGTCTTCTCCGTTGGTAAACAGCGATTTCTCTTTTGGTATAAAGTTCCACATCCACAAAGGACTTCTTCTTTCGCAGTTGGTTTCTGGTCTGTGCATAATGACAAGATTACAAAGCCATCTAAGGTCTTCTTTATCGTCTCCTTCATAGTGCGCTACAATGAAACCATCAACCATCTTCGCTAGCTTAGATTTGATGATACTCATAAAGAATCCCTTCAAGTCAACCTTCATTACATAGGCATCCTTGGTATAGTTCTCGCTCTCCTCACGAATATCTTCTGCTAATTGAACAACACCAGCAAGCTGTCCTTTTCCTTTGCGGCAGTTGTATGTTCTGCCACAGAATATCCGTTCAAACAATGGCTCTAGCCTCAATGCTATGTAATGATGGATAACCCTATCCCTGAACTCGCCTGCAAACACCTCTCTATAACGAGGATAGCGGACGACAAAGCAGATAGATTTTCCGATTCTATACTGACGTGAGTTAACTTCATTCATAAGTTCAACAAGGTTGTGAACATAATCAAGCTCGAACTCCGTAGCTCCGACTGTGCTCCGCTTTCTTTTACGGCAGTCTAAATATGCTTCTAGTATCGTTTCAAAATCTATCATTTACTATTTTCCTGAATACGTCTTCTTTATTAGTGCTGAAACTGGACGAACCCTGTTCTGATTGAACTTATAGTTGTTGTTCACGTTGCCATCGTTCAGATTCAAGTTCCAAGCGTTGGTCGCCGAGTTCTGGGTTATCGCTACATTATCTTGTTCTTTACCATATATGATGGTAGTAGCCCATTTATTCAGAAGACTGTTCTCCTAGTTTGGCTTACCTCCCTAGCACTGACTACGTTCACTCTCTGACCTCTTCAAGGCTTCGATGAGTGAACCCTTCCACGCTGTGCTTTGCCGTCCTACACTATCCATCAGCAGAAGCAGGTTTGCCAATTTGCCTCTGCCTTTAATCCACTGATGTTCTCCTGCTATTTCTATCAAGGTATTCAGTAATTCCAGATTCGATTGCAGTTCGACCATATCAGCAATTCTCATTTTCAAATCCTTACCCATATAGACTTTTGCGATAATATGAAGGGAATCGATAGCCGTGCGCTCGATTCTATCTCCAACAACATATCGCTGTTCTTTCGGAAAGTCCTTGATGATATAAATCACCTCGTTCAGAAACTTCTTCATGTCTCTGTAAACCCTTGTCTTACTTGCAATCTTTGCCGTCATTATTGAATACCTTTCTTGGTCATAACTTGCTTCCCCACGCCCTTAAAGGCGTGGGAGTGAAAAGAACTAACTAATATAAAAATGCTGAAACTGGACGAACCCTGCCCTGATTGAACTTATAGCTGCCGTTCACGGTGCCATCGCCCAGATACAAGAGCCAAGCGCGGGTCGCCGAGCCCTGGGTACTAGACCAATACCAGGTTGATTGCAGCTGTGTAGCGCCACTAATCTTTGATAAGGCATAGTTAATCTTATCAAAGTTTGCCCAAATCATCACCAGTTCAGCCAACGATGGCAACCACCATCTTCCTGCGGTCAAACCTTTGCCGTTGGCATTTACACGTGCATACTTGTTACAGAAACCAGCGGCGTAAGCCTCCGTATTAGTAACGTTGCCCGATGTACTTCCGTTAATGATAGCGGTTGTATTTGCTCGACCAGCAAAATCATTCAATGCGGTCATTCTGTCGCCAGTTGTAGTAACTCCGCTAATCTGTACTGAGCCAGACGTATCTGATGATGATACTGGCTTAGAACTCCACTTTTTATCCGTTCCTTCTGTTGGAGCTATCACGAGATGTCTTCCACCTTCAACAAGAAGAACGCCTTCTGCAACTTCTCCGCTATTTTGATAAGATGCCCAAGAACTTACCCTTACGGCAAGAGGAAAGTTATCGCTCTTGCGATGAAACATAATGAACACGCCATCATAAAGCTGACCTATGTCTGCTCTGATAGCATCCTCCATTGTTGCCTTGCTGGCATTGGTGATAGCCTGCCCGTTAGCAGACAGCCAATCGCTGATTTTTCTTGTTTTTATAGCCATAATATTACGTCTTTCAAATTGTTATACTTCTTTACTTTCGTTTACTACTGTCGCATTGTCGATAGCAGCATTCACTGCATCTATGAAGCAGGGAGCGGTAGTTCGCTCAACGAGTTCCTTGATAATTTTCACCTCGTCATCGGTGTACTCGGTGTCATCGTTACCGTTCCACATTTTAACGGCAAGAGCCTGTCCTGCCAGCCCTAATCCTGCCCCCTGCGAATAGATGATGTTCGCAATCTGCTTGCGAGCGTTAACTACCTGACACTGGTTCTTGTCGAGTGTCATAAATACTTCCAAATGTTCTAATTCTATCTTCATAATCAATTATATTTTATTATCTTGTTGCGTAACTTACAATCCACTGGATTCCGTTATACCATATCCAGCTAACCTGACCTCTAGTATCAGAGTACCACGTTGTTGCTGAGCTTGTGTTACGAGTGTCATATATGTTTATGTCCGATGATATATTTACCCGACCTCCCCTCTGTATGATGGTATAGCATTGTCCATATTTCGGGGAAGATGGCAACGTGAGAGTGATGGTTGACGTGTTGTAGCATTCGATAGTGTGATTATACTCCGTAAGTTCATAGCTTGCTGCAATCCTTACAAAGGATGGTCTAAGACCAATTACGTCTCCGCCTCGTATAACGATAGCGTGATTACCCTCGTAAGCATTCGTCACATCAAAACTTCCAGTCTGCCCAGTCCATTGAGTGAACAAATCTAATGCAGTACACATATTTCCACCATCTACAGGGTCTCTAGGAGCAACATCACCTGCTTTTACTATTACCTGAATACCAGCACATAAGTTGTTAGAGCTACTAACAGTGGAATTTATATACAAACCCTTACCGGCATAATTGCCACTAGCTATGAAATATCCCTGCCCATGAAAAAAATCCGACCCAGTGAACTGCATATAGTTTTGATTAAAACCAGCTCCAGTTGAGCCGTCGAAAGTTCCTATAGCATTGTCTCCTATATTGAACCCTCCTATACTTCCGCTAGTTGCGTTTATCCTACCAGATATATCTACATCCGTACCTTTAAAATATCCGCTCCTCTTTACCGCAAACGAAGCCGAATCCCCATCCTTACCACCAAGCCAAAGACTCCAGTCGTTAACATCCTTAACCACTCTGAACGAGCCATACATCTTACTTTTAGTAGTATCAGTCGGATTGAGCAGATTAATCTGATTAGTTCCGAGCATATTAATGGTAGCATTCTCGGCAAGAAGAAGATGAGTTGCTATTGACTTATAATTGCTCATCTCTGTCCAATGCCCATCGGTCAAACTAGGCGAAGAAGTAGCGCTGTCATACGTTTTAGTACATTGATACCACTTGCCATTAACACAAACAACATCAACGTATGCTTCTGCACCCGAACCAGACAAGTACTTGTAACTTCCCGATTCAAATCCGTCATGCTCACGCATCAGAGCACCTTTTGTTCCCCTCGTTGCCACAGAGAAAGATGGGTCGCTGCGGGTTCCGTTAGTGTACACAAAAATAGTGCGAGTCCACAGATACGGATTTGCGTCCGTGATGTTTGGAATGCTAGTGCTCCAAGTACCAGTAGGTTTGATAGTACCACTATTCCATATCTGATAGGTTACTTCGGTGCTTTTGATGCCATTTCCTGTTGCACCAGTTGCACCCTTGATGTAAGACCAATCGTATTTAGTCCAGTCTTCAGAATCAGTTGGTGTTTTATCTACTAGCACGCCTACATAAGCATGTTCTTTACCATTAGCACTCACTGTAAACCCAGTGCCCTTGGAATCATCCATCCAAGCAATGTGAGTATAATACTGCACTGCTGGTGTTCCTGGGTCACCTTGAATCTTTCCGACATTCTCAAAACCTCTAGCGTGAGTGGAGTCAGTCTTAGATGTGCCAGTATAAACCCACAGATAGCCGCTAATGATATATCCATCACCTAATGTGTTGCCAGATGTAGGCAGCTCTGACGTACTACCTTTTGACCCCTTGATGGTTACAGAAGTTCCATCCTTGCCATCCTTTCCGATGTACGTATAGGTGATATTCTCCGCAGTCTTGTTATTGCTCCAAGTATAAGTAGTCCTCGTCCAAAGGAACTTGCCCTTGTTGGCTGCCGCACTCGCATCGGGTGCGGTCGGAGACCACTTCTTGGCTTCGCTTACACTTGATGTAATAGCATAATCGACAACCGTCTTGGTAACGTAGGGGGTATCACCGCTTTCGCCCTTTTCACCTCTCATAGAGATGGAAATAGAGCCAGTCGCTTCTGCTAATTTCCTTACCATAGGCTATGCTATTTAGTTCCTGTTATAGAATATACCGCACCCTTATATTCTCTGATACCAGCTTCGGTAATCGTGAACGTATTGCCCGATTTGGTAATAGCGGAATTGATAGGCACACCAGCATTGGAGTAGAGAGACATAGAGAATGTTACTCCTGTCTCATTAGCCGTTGAACCTCTCTTGCGCATATACGGCTTATACACAATCTTTCCACCTGAGTTCTGAATGAAGTTCTCAGCTACAGGGTTGCCGTTCCCATCCGTAGGGTTTGGGTATAGAATGTACTCGTCTGACACGTCATTTATGGTCTGTGTATCGGAAGCGTAGAAGTCATTACCTTTGTATGCCTCGCACTTAACGATGATGGAAGAATCCACGTCCGTCTCGTTGATTGTGAATGTAGCGGAAGTGCTATTCTGCTTGAGCACCCATCCGCCGCTAGCATCTGGCAGATACCACTTGAACGTATAGCCAGTAGATGTAACCATATTACCATCCGTAACCTGTGCCTTGACAGTGCAAGTTCCGCCCTTCTCGGTAATGGTAAAGAGATTCTTGTCTGACGTGGCGATAATGTTCACTCGCTTAGAATCAGTCACACCCTCGGCTATATATACTGGGTACATAGCTTGTAGCGTAACGCTCGTGTTTGACATTGATACACTGACCTTACAGATGATGTTGAACGAATCGCCACCATTAATATTAATAAGGTTCTTATTGACTGTGAGCGTTGGATTTCCGCTTGAATCAGAGCCTTCTGTGAAATGCCCAGACGTGCCACCGATTGTATTAGTTGAGACGTGGGAAGCATTGAAAGTCAGCGTTACATCAGCCACTATCCAAGTAGGAGAACCCTTAGAAAGGTCGAATGAGTTACCAGCACCCTGTTCTGCTGAATACGCCTGCATAACCAGTTTCGGCTTGGTCGCACCGCTCGCTTCGAAATTAGGCACAACGTTGGATGGTGACGCTGGGTTGCCATCATAATTCTGATAAATATCACCAGTATTACATTGCAAGATTGGGTGCAACGTAGTACCATTAGATGTGACAACAATCTGTCCTGTTACCGTAGCTTTACTCATCGCTTACCTCGCTTTCTTCTTTAGTGTCTGTATTCTCGAAAGACGGCTTATCACCGCCACTCGAACCGATATAGTCATTGCTTCTTGTATCACCCTCGCCGCCAAACTCGACTGGAGTGTAGCAGGATGCAGGAGTGTCTGTCGTTCCCTTGATTTCCGCAAGGGCATCGCTCTCAGCTATCAGCGAGCCGCCAGCATTGGCTGCTCTTTCGTTGAGGTTCACGCCATCAACACCATTCAACTCACTCTGATAGAGCAAGCAATTTCCGTCACTTGTCATTGTCAGCGGAACTCCGCTTCTGATAATTTTCTCAGCAACCTGCTTCGTAACCTTAACGTAGTATTTCATAATTCTTTATTTTTTAAAGTTAGACAACATTATCCGTTATTCTCATCAATTTCCCTTGATATGATATAGTTTCCGTTCTCATCCACAAGGGCATTCCCATTCTCGTCAACAATCAGCTCGTAAGCACCTCTGTCTTCGATGGTAAGACGAATGCTCTTCTTTGCTTCGAAAGGGCATTGGAACGTTTCGCCATAACCTAACACCTCCACACTCTCCGTCATTGTAGTAACGCCGTTGTTCGTGCTCTTGCCGTATGTAACCTTCTGCCACTTGGCTCTCAGAACCTTCTCCCATACCGATGGCTCGATAACTCCGTTATTGTCGCTGACTACTGCTTGGCAGACAACAGACGTGGCATCCTCGTTGAGACCGAAGCCGTCACCGATAAACTGAGCCGTGAGCGGCGGAATGGTTCTGTTGATGTACGTAACCTTACGAGCATCAGCATCACGGGGAGATGAAGGAATACTGCCGCTATAGATATAGCACGCTCTCAACTCATATCCGATGCCTTCGCCTATCATATCGCAATCAATAGTGATAGAGGAAATCTGCCCATTCGCGCCCTTTGTCATTGCGGTAATCTCGTAATTCTCGGCATCATCAACCGAAGAGATAAGCTGCTTCGTTCCGTTATCCAAGATGCGATACCACCATATCTTCGTCTTGCCGTCTGCCGTCTTATCCTTTGCTCCGACCATAATCTTGGCGGTAAGAGTCCTAGATGCAGCGTGCTTGATAGGATTCCACAGCACCGTAGGTGGGCTATCCAGCATAATCTCAGCCCGAGCATTCGTGCAGTCTTCGAGATAAAGAGCCTTGTTAGCCACGAATGTGTACTTATATCCGCAAACTGGGTCTGTCCAGTTTCCTTCAAATCGCATTGTTCGTGGCTTTCCTAGAACGGAGTTCTGCTTGATATAGAGAGTTCCCTTATCCGTTCCTTCCCTCACGGCTTCATATCCTGCCTTCACACTTGCATTCTCACTTGTGGCTACAACCACGATGCCGCTAGATGTCACCTCAGACCACTTAAATGAATCCAACTGACTGTTACAGGTCGTTGTCTCGCCTGGGTTATCGGGGTCAATAAGATAGCAGGCTGGGAACATCGTACAAGGGCGAATAGAGAAATCGGGAGAGAATGAGCCTTCGATACCATCATACTGCTGTCTGTTGATGATATTTCCAACTATTTCTATGCTGACGGACTGAGAGTAAGCCATAGGCTGTATCTCCATCATCTTGTCAACACTAACCGCTAATTCTTTAGCCATATCCTATTATTTTAAAAGTTCAACATTTTAGAAATTAACACTCACGTCTTCCGAATACATCGTCTCGCCATCCTTGATTTGCGCTTCGCAACGGAAGACTACCGTTCCTACCTTGAATGCAGAACCGCCGAGGTCTTCATAGGTCAAATCTACCGACAATCCGCAGTTGGCGTGAGAGAGTGCCCATTTATTGTCTGCCGTTGGATTGTTTGTCTCCCTCGTCCATACGATATTAGTCATCGAGTCAGTAACGTCCTGATTATAGAGCCTTCCGACAACCGATAACGTGGTGAACACCTTCCAAGAGTCATCAGCATTCGTTGCCATCAAGTCGTTGAGACGGAAGTTCCACAGCTTCGATGATAGCATTTCAAGCGTGAAGTAAGGATTGCCCTCAACGAATGCCCAAGCCGTAGATGAGTATGTCGGCGGCTTCGTTGTCTTATCTTCGAGGCATTGCCACTTGCAGCCGAGGTAATATACAGTATCAATCGTCCTGTCACCATTGCGGTAAGGATTATCACCTTGTGCAACAGACAAGCTCCATACACCTCTGTCTCTTGTCGTGTAGATTGGGTTGCCCTGATAGTCTATCTGTTGGAATGATGCAGCCATCATCCACTTAGCATAGAACGCTCCGTCTCGCTTATTGGCGGTAGGGAAGTCTTGGAAGAGGAACGATAGCGCATCTGGCAGCTTACCCATCGCAAGAGAATAGTTTGTCTTGTCGATTATAGGCTTTGTAACGTGGTCGAGCCATACAAGCAGTCCTTCTGATGAAGATATATACCAGCAGCTCTGCCTGTCCTCATCCACCGCATTTCCCCATCGTATCAATCTTGCCAGCTCGCAAGGTGGATAATTCTTCTTGCTAGGACATTCGTTGTCGGGGTAGCATACAACCGTAATGGTATTCGTCACGGTGTTAACAGATAATACTCGCAGCCACATATCATAATACTTGCCGTTTTCCGTCAATGTATTGATTGATGCCAATATCACATCATTCTCCTTGAATGCGGTGAAGTCATTATCCCACCGCTTCTGAAGCTTCAAATCATAAGTTACATTGCCTCCTTCCGTTGCCGCAGGAATCTCCACAACCGACTCAACCATACCACTCTCTGTGAAGACGAAGTTACTCTCCATTGCCGTCTGTCTGTTCACGATGAGTTCCTTTGCAATGATAGAGCTTCGAGACGTGATGCTCTCAAACTCGGCATTACCCAATCCGTCAATTCTGCCGCCCGTACCGAAGAGCATTCCCTGAATGAACTCTCCGAAGGTTGCGCCTTTCTTAAACTGAGACAAGTCTTCTGCTGTCAATCCCTGCAAGAACTTCTGCACCTTCTCCCAAGTGATAGTTCCGTGAGCGGTGTCATCGGTGAGCTTGGAGATAAAGTACTTACCTCCCTCTATTGCAACCTGATTTTTGACTTGTGTGACTGTCAGACCGGCTCCGGCTCCACCATTTCCGCTTTGGAGTGATGAAATCTGCTGCTGAATCTTCTGAATGGTTCCAACCTCCTTGTCCTCGCGAAGTGTTATGTCGTATGTCGGAATCTTGCCATCTTCTTCCTTGATCGTGAGCTGGTCGATAGAGATGATTCCTTCGATATTGAGGTCTGTATCATTGAAGTTCATCAGGTCGCCGGCCTTCAGTGTATCGTGCAGACTCTTGATAGTTCCGGTTTCGTCTGCCTGCGCCAGATCGTGCTGTCTTGCCATGAAAAGCTCATCAACCTTAGGCTGATAGACATATCTTGTGTAGTCATTCTTATCAAGGAGAGCAATAGCATACTTAAGGAGCTTCAATGATGCGGCATTCACATACGAATCAGGAAGAGTGATTCCGGTAAGAACGAAATGGTCGCCACTCTTGATAGGGTAGTCCTTGTATGGGAACCACAGCTCAAGAGCATCATCCTTGCTCCTCTCAATAGTAAGTCTCCATCTACCATCAACCTTGGTTGAGGATGCCACTTTGAATGTTCGTCCGCCGCACATACCATCCTTCATAGAGATAGAGAAGTCATCATCCTTAAGGTCGTTAATATCGAAATCGATAGCCTTATTGAGGTATATATCAACATTCTTTACTGTTTCGTTGTCGCCAAACCTTCCGTCGTCATCAGGAGCGACACCTTCGTCAATCTCATCAACACGCACACCACCGATTTCCATTTCCTCGATAGTAGGGTAGATTTCAATAACTCCATTCGTCTTATCATCAGTATCAAAGAACTGCGATGCCGAACGGAGTCCAATCTCCTCTATATTGAGAGAATCGATGTATGGCCTATATGGATCAGTAGAGAATTTATGCGGTTTCCCGGTTGGATTCACATACTTCTTTTCCTGTTCAGTAAGCGAGTCGTAGAAATCACTCAGCGATACGTGAGGGAATCCAGGCAGCATAAGCCTGTTGATGGACATATTATTCGGAAGATTCTTTGCGTACTCCTTCATGGATGAAGGAACGACCTTCTTATTGAGACCGGACGTAATGTACATCTTCGTGTTTCCGGCATTGACCTGAGCGATGAATGCGTCGAGTTTCTCCTTTGATTCCTCGTCTCCGCTATCTACCTGTCCTCCCTTTAACTCGGAGTAGAACCTGCATTTGCCAGAGCTGCCAGACTGTGTTACATAACCGGTAATTGTAGTCTGGAAATCGAACGTTACCTGAAGGACCCATCCGTTAGACTGCTCCTGGGTTTGACCGGAAATGACGTATGTTCTCTTGTTTTTGAAATACGTCTCGATATAATCGACATCCAGGTCAAGCTCAACATTCGTGCTTGCCCCGATGACTTTTGTAATATTCGCTACATACTTGATTCCGAGGTCCGCATAGTAATGGGATGGAAGATTCTTTTCGGAACCGTAAGCCCTCAGTCTTGTAATGACGCTCTGTTCAGAATCAGCGTTCTGCACAATCTCGTAGAGTCCATTTCCGATACCATAAGAGAAGATATGCCCTGCCTCAATTCCTGTAGTACCGACATAGATGTTTCTTCCTCTGACTATGAAGTTTATGTCCCACTTCTCGTTCACAAGCGCAAGGGCCTGCCAACAGGTCTGTGAGTCCACTGTAATAGACATCGATTCGATGACGTTATCTTCGGTTTTCTCTCCATAAACCGACAACCACTCACTTTCAAGGGCTCCACGCTGAACGGAACGGTCCTTGTTTCGGGAGTAAATCTTCCAAAGACCCGCACCAATCTGCTCGTCGAGGTTCGCCTGGATCCTGTCGAGCAAATCGTCCAAAGTCTGTACGAAGAATGGAAATTTCGGTAGGGAAGTGTAGTGAAGTTCGTTGTCGTTCAATACCACATCGAGGAATTCAGCTCTAGCAAGCTCATCCTGCAATGCGTTGAACTTCACGCTGTCATATACGAAGCCCTCTCCGTATGTGTCTGGTCTGGCCTGCTTATCCTTGCCCGGCTCGTAGTTGAGCTCAAAACGCTCGCCACGATAGACAATATAGTCGCCTATCTGAAAGTTGATAGGCACTTCATGCTTGAAGTTGATAGTCAAAAAGCATTCGCCCATCCAGAAATCAGAGTACTCCAATCCATGAACGGTTATCTGCTCTCCGTTAACGTCTGTCAGCTTCGATCCGTCCTTATGATAAATATTCCAAGTGCTCATTTGTATGCTATCCTAAATTTGAAATACTGCCCTGTGCGTCCATAACCGGCTTGATATCAGTAACAGGGTCGTTAAACTTGAATGTAATAGAGAGGACCAGCAAGTCCTCGCTGCCCGGATATCTGTATAGGTCCGGATCAATGCTCTTCAGTCTCACATGCTGCCTTCCTATCTTGTTGAAGCCGCAGTACATTTTCATCATGCCAGACTTACGGAGATAGTCGATGAAAGCCTTACACTTCTCGTTTGCGCCGAAGGCATCACCCTTGAACAGGAACTTGACCTTGTTCTCGTATGCAGCCATGTAGAGACCATCCTTTCCAATGTACTCATCGTCTCCATGCTCGTCGTGCCATTCCCTTTTCACAGGTTCCTTGACGGCATCGCAAGGCTTGAACGGGCTCTCGCTAACGTACATACCGAAGTCGGCGATGGAGTCCTTCACCTCGTTCCCATCGCCTTCCTTCTGCATGTATATCCTGAAATAATCTTTCATACCTACTAAATCAACTATTTATAAATGCAAATATACAAAATAATACATAAATATGCAAGTAAGTATGTATAAAAATACATAAATTAACACGTACTTTCATAGGCTAGAATAAAAAGGGTATGAGAGTTACCCCATACCCTTAGTCGTTATTTCATCTTCAAAGACTTCGTTCCGTTGAGAACTCTGTTGAAGTTGTCGTTCAATTCAGAAACAGTAGCGTCAATCCTCTCGGCTGCATCAGCATTTCGAAGTGTATTCCGAGCAATCGCATTGAGCTGTGTTAACTGAGATTTTGCAATCTCGCTCATCTCTGGATAGTACTTAGCCTGCTCTGCGCGGATAACAGAACAATCCAACCTAATAGCATTAAGATACGACAGACCAAGATCTGCTTCTTCTTCTGTTATTCCCTTCACAGAGTTCCTTGATGATGAACTACTGTTGTCAGACCAGCCGTACACTTTCTTGAGATAGTCACGAGTAGCCTCAATCTGCTTTGCAAGGTCCTCTGTGGTATTTTTAACATCAGTATATTCAGCACCAGTGTACTCAGAGATTACATTTCCGCCAGAATCCTTGATATTGTCTCCATTTTCAGCGTATCCCTGTGTTTTCTTAAGAAGAGCCTTGATTTTGTCTCCATATATATTCTCAACCATGGAGTCCAAGATGGTGTTCTTTAATTTTCCTTCAAAGCCATCCAACAAGTCTTCATACCCATTGGCCATAGTTGACATTGCGTCGCCCCAGGAAGACACCAAGTCCGAGAACTTGTTACCGGTCAGTTTCTCTGTAAGAGTCTCAATAATGTCATCTGCCTTCTCGCCATACTGAATGAGCTTTTCCAGGTAATCTCTGAAATCTGAGTCCATGTTAGCCCAAAGACCAGTGTAATCCTTCTTAATCTTCGACAATGTATCAGCGTTCATGTTGAGCATGTCTTCCATTCCGTTGAACTGGACTCCGTACTTCGAAGAGATTTCTCCGGCAACATCACGCCAGTTCTGACCATTGTACTTATATGAACCCTTCCACATTCTATATTTGATAGAGTGGGAGCCAGCTGACGCACCGGCATTGAGCCTCTTCTGCGCGATAACCTTAGTCTGCTCAATCTCCGCCTTAAGCATTTCCTGGGCTTCCTTGGATGCCTCTGTAGCCTCTGTACCCCAATGGATGTTCATGTACTCAGTCTTCTTGGAGATAAGAGAATCCCAAATGGATGTAAGGTTGTCGTACTCAGCCTTTGCCTTTTCGTAACTGCTGTAGTCTGCGCCGAATGCCTTGATGAGCGAACCGCCAATACTCAACGCTGCGGAAGCGGCTGCTGCGTATGGACCAGCACCTTTGAGGAACCCGAGACCCTTCATTTTGCCGAGGGTATCAAAAGCCCCGGCTGTACTTGCTGCCGAAGAGAATGCGCCTGATGCTCCACCAACAATTTGACCAAGGATTGAATCCTCTTCGCCCATAGCCTTAAACAGATTGATTACTGGGTCAAGAACAGTATTGAGTGCCTGCATCTTCGTCGCAAGTTCAGAGATTGCTTTAGACGAGTCGGCGTACGCTGACTGCTGATCATTCTTCAGACTCGCCTTTGTTCTTACGCCGCCTGCGATACCAAGTCTCGAAGCCTCCTCCTTGCTAACGAATATCTTCGCAGTATCATCCATACCGCCAAGGCGCTCATTTATGAACTTCCCGATAGCCTTACCGCGATTCACTCCTCCGAAGATGAAGCCGAACGGGTTTCTGCTGATTTGCTCATTTCTGAGCTTATCCAAGGCGTCCCTCAACTGCTTGATAGATTCTACAGACAGACCGGTAGTCATTGAGAACTGGTCTATCTTCTCAATCATCGAGTCGATAGTGGCGGAAGACACTCTGTCGAGGTCATCGAAGATAGCAACCCAGTCAGATTCCTGCTTGAACTGTTCAAACTGGAGCCTTGCCAAATTCTCGTTGTGAGTCTTTGTGGCTCCGGCCTTGGCTCTGTCTCTCATCTGTGGGTCTTCTATGCCCTTGATGAGTTCAAGCTGTCTCTCGTATTTTCGGTTTTCATCCTCAATCTGCTGGGCGATGGTAGCATTCTTCTCAATCAGGTTACCCATCAGGTCGATGGTCTCCTTCTTGATCTTGTTGTTCTCATCTTCCAGCTTCTTGCGGATATCATAAACGCGGGTCTCTTCACCATACTTATCCTTGACATTTTCAAGACTCATATCCTTAACCTCATCCGTAGTCAAGTTAAGACCGGACTGAATGTTATCGTGCCTTACCGCAATATCGAGCTGCTCCTCCAGGAACTTTTTGTAAGTGTCAAACTGAACAATTCCACCGAAAGCTATATTCTGAGCACCTTTCTTGTTTCCGGTCAGCTCGTATATTTTCTTATACGTCTCGTACTGTTCGGAGATAGTATCAAGTTGCTTGTTAAGCACATTCAGCTCGTCTCTTCGCTGGTCTTCGAGAAGTTTTCGGTTTTCAGTTTGAATGCCAGCCTTCTCGTTTGCAGCATAGTCCAATCTATCCTTTGTTGACGCAGGGAGTGTCCGCAATAGCTCCTTGATAGAAGTCTCGTAGTTGGTGTAGTCAGAGATAGGGAACCTCTTCTTGTTACCAAAGATAGTCTCAAACTCTCCGTCGTTGGCAAGTTGACCGAGAGCACCCTCGCCGTAGAGTTCCTTGAACTTTTTGATTTCGGCATACATCTTCTTATATAAGTCGATGCGATCACGGAGATCTTTCAACTGTTTATCTTCTTTGCGACCTGAATTCCCGTTTCTTCCTTTCGGAACCTTATTGGACTTCTTTCCGTTTCCGTCATAGTCGTAATAAAGCAAATCTTTTGCTGCCTGCTTTACCGTCTGCCAAGCCGTATAGAGCTCACCGGCATTTTTTGCTTTAGAAGCCTTAGCAGAAAGATACTCGTTCTTGGCTTTATCAATATCAGACTGCGCTGAATTTCTAGCGGAATACCAGCTATCCTCTTTGCCCCACTTTTCTGCAAACGCTTTGTACTTTCCTGATGTCTCGCTCATAATGAGACCGCTATATCTGCTTGGTATTCTTTTCACCAGCTCACTCTGCAAGTTATTCAGCTTTCCGCCACCATCAAGAACGAGTCTGATAACAGCCTGAAAGTTTGATGCAGCAAGCATATTCTGAAGAGTACGTTCCAGTTCCGGATATTGTCTGATGAGACCGTTCTTGGCATCATTCATCAGCTCCTTCACCTTCGCCTTCTCCGCGTCGTTAAGTGGAATACTTGCCTTTATCTTCTCGCCAATCATCGGGAAAGACTTGTCGATAATGGAGGTCAAGCTGTTGGATACCTCTGACTGGAGCCATGCACTCTTATCTCCGCATCCAAACGCCTGTAGTATTGACGTTCTGATAATATCAGCTTTATCCTCAGGCACACCCATTGACGAGAATATACCGCTCATTGCCTGCATTGCGGCTTCGCGCATTTTCTCATCCTTTCCGATGTCTCCAAACTTCTTTGCAAGCTTATCTTTGAGAGATTCGATATAGTTGTCGTAGTCTTTTTCGTTAGCATACAATTCTTTATCTCCGGCAGAAGCATCTGAAGCCATAGCTGCTACACGCATCTCTTCTCTCTTCTTGAAGGCATCAATAACATCTTCCGTTGCATCACTCAAATCCGAATAATAGCCTCTGTTGCTGAGCTTTGTGTTCGCAATGTCATTTGCCTCCTTGAGAAGTTTTATTTCATTTTCGAGATATTGCAGCCTCTTCTTGTGATCATTCTCCTCGTTCGCCGTCATCAACATATTCTTGTAACTATAAGGGGCGAGTTCTTTCAACTTTTCCTTGTAGCTGTCAATCATATTGTCGATTTCCTTGGTATCACCGCCCGAGATAGCAGCAGATGCATTATTGTCACGCAAGAAATCGCTGATTTGCTTGTTCTTGTCGGCTATCTCGTCCTGAGTCTGCTTTATCTTTTGGCTCAACGCTTGATACTCGCTGATAGCATATGTTACACCGAACGTAATGCCACTAATGATAAGGCCAGGGAGTCCGCCGATGGCAGCCCAGATATTTGCGCCAAGGGCTTTTGCTCCTGTGCCTATGATTCGGAATGAAGCCATGGCTGATGTCGCAAAGCCAGACCAGAATCCTTTCAAGGAAGAGAACATTGATGAAACTGACATGGAGCGCATGGCAACTAATGTACGCATCATCTCCATTCGTACGGTCTTTTCACCGGTCTGTCTCAGCACAATTCCTCTATACGTATTATATTGCTCTGCGGTGATTTTACCAGACAGCCGCAACTGGTTAAGCTTTTCTGTTGTCAAAGCTCTTGCGTTAGCCAATGCCCTCAAGTCTGCTCCGGTAATCTGATTCTTTGTAGCGAGTATCCTTTGCTCTATCTGTGTTAACGCCTGACCTTGCAGCACCTTGTTTTGAATGTTAGATGCCAGATTTGCCTTGTTTGAAAGGAAACCGGAAGCGGTGTTGCCTGCTGCCATCTTCTTGAATGCGTATCCGGCAAAGATTGCTCCAATAGGCATTGCCAGGGTATGTAAAGACTGAACCAATGCGGTTGCACCATCAAGAGCCGTTTTAAAGAACTTTCCGACAATATTTTCGCCACTTGCAAATTCTGCAAGCATAATTTCCCAGGCATCTTTCAGCTTGTTATATCGTCCGAGCAAAGTCTCACTCAGAACCTGCTGCATATTGTAGAACTGACCACCTGCATCAGTCATCTGCCAGAATATAGACTTTACGTCATCGAAACTGACTTCTCGGTTTGAGATTCGAGTCTTAATCTCTGATGTAGAGATATTTCGCCCCTCCTGCTTAGAGTAAAACTCTGAAAGTTTATTAAGCAGAGGAATACCAGCATAGGCAATCTGACGAAGTTCCTTGCCATCGAGCCAACCGCGAGCCTGTACCTGGCCAAACGCCAATGCGATACGGTCAAAGCTAACACCAAGACCGGAAGACATATCCGCAAGCCTCTTGGTTGTGTCATAGAGCTGGTCGTACTCAACTCCATACGCAGCCAACTGCTTAACATCTCGGTTCAACTCAGAGAACGTAAATGGCGAATTAAGAGCGAGTTCCTTAATCTGATTGAACATTGTATTCGCATTCTGCATATCACCAAGGATTGACTGGAGAGCAATATGCTGCTTCTCCATCTCACCACCAGTAGTGATGATGCTCATAGCGAACTGCTGTGCGCCGAACACAAGACCTCCCTGCAAGAAAAGTGACTTCAAATCCTGTACGGTTGAATTCAGCTTTCCTGCATGACTGTTGGCTCTCTCGAAGCCGCGGACCAAATCAGACTGAACCTTTGCAGCCGTTTGAGCAATCTCCTGTTGCCGCTTCTGTTCAAGTTCAATTCCTCTTTGAACCTCTCGGTTTACTGCTTTCTGGTCTTGAAGAACTCTCGAAGCTAATGTAGTATCATGACCGCTACCGATGTTGCCAAGCTGGCCAAGATAACCCTTCCATCCTATAGGAGACGAAAGGCTGTCTTTTATATTTTGCAGCTGTCTCATTATAGAAATGAGTCTATGTATTTCAGCCTCCGTCTTGCTTACATCTGCACCGATAGAGATACCCCTGCTGTATTCCGAACGAAGCTGACGAACCTTGTTGCCGAGAGAATCGTATCGGCGTTCGGTGTTCTTCAACTCGTTCTGACGCTGCTTCTCATTTGCTTTTGCCTCGCGTGCTGCGTCTGCCTCGTCTTTCTTTCGCTTTTTCTCAGCATCTTGTTCTGTCTTGTATCTTTCTAAGATAGCATTCTTTACAACTTTAGCATAAGTCTTTGCTTCATCTATAGCATTGAGATATCCGGCACTCTTTACGACATCAGATGCTGTGAGTCCTGTGATAGGATGAATACCTCCGTTATTCCTAATCTGTTCTAATTCAGTCCTGTATTTAGACAGCTCTGACAACGATTGCCGTATGTTATTCGTTGAATCAACACCAAACATCTGTATTCCTTCACCATGGCGTTTGTTGATTTCGTCAATAATAGAAGATAACTTATGAAGTTCTCTCTCTGCCTTATTTGCCTCAGTGGCAACGCTGTTAGGGAATATGTTGAATCCAGCACCTTCCTTAGACACCTCTCCGAGTATGCGTCCTATTTTGTACAACCCGTCCTGGACAGACTCCAACTGCTGGAGTTTTTTCGAACTAAAGAAATCTTCGCTTGAAAATACGCCAATGTTACGACGTAATTCTTTAACGAAGTTGTTTAGCTTTTCAAAACTACGACCTCCCTTATCTCCAATACCTTTTGTTGCTTCGGATATTGCTTCCAAAGCATTCTGCGCCTGCTTACCAGTAGCATCAATCTTGTTTAATTCTTTGGTAATCTTTTTGGTTTCATCTTCAATTCTCGATTTGAGAGTGAGCGAGAAACTGAGGTCTCCCATATTTCCACCTGCCATATCCTGAATATTTTAAAATTAGAGTTTATTGTTTAAGTAATCAGCAAGACTTATCTTCTTGCCAACGAGGCTTCCCTCATTCTTCTTTTTCTCCATCCATCTGTCGTAGAGATCATCCATCTCCTTCTTGGTATGCTTCTTCGGACCGCCTTCCTTTTTTGTCTTTGGATAGACGACAAGAGGCTGGTCTGCAACCATGAGGTCAATCTGTGCCGATGAATAGCCCCACCAGTAGTCGTAGGCCGCGATGAAGTACTTACGCTGAAAGAGGAAACCGAACTTCTCAGCTAGTGAGAAGGCTGCTCCCCAGCTGGTTCTGCTTGGATAGCTTTTGCTTCGCTCCTCGTCATCGTCATCATCACGTCCGTCATCCCGGTCGCTAATATGGTAGCCAGTGAGAATGCGTTCGATGGAATTTTTTTTTTAGAAACATCGAGGACTCTCAGCACCTCGGCCACGTCCACATCCTTGATGTAGTAGAGCCAGCGCCAGTAGATCCAATACAGGAATCGAATCTTCCAGATGTTGTTGAGGAGAATGCAGACGCAAATCTTGACGTTGCGCTTCCATTCGTTCTTCTCCTTTGCCCTGATGTGGGAACACCTGCTCATGGTTCCCTTGCGAAGCCAACCGAGCTTGTGCTTCTTTCCACGGAACACGAACTCGGTAGGCTCGTCGTGCAGCACGCTGTCAAGCAACTCCTGCAAGTCCACTGAAGGCTGCTCTATTTTCTTTTCTTCTGCCATGATTGTATGCTATTAAATGAAGAAGGGCGGCACGGCTGTTGATTAGCCTGCCGCCCAACGGTTTGTTATCCTGAATCTAATTACCTAAAGAAGCCTTTTCTCTTGATTAACCGCCAATGCCTGGTTCACCAGCACCTGGAGCCTTAGTAAGCCAAGCGATGCTGCGCATGCCTGCGCCCTCGATAGAACCGGCGAACTTGAATGCAACTGGCTTTGAACCAGTGTCATCCCACTGCAACGTTGCATAGAGGGCAATGTTTGTCACAATCATAAGGTTCTCCTTCTCATCGTCAACGATGACGATAGTACCCTTAATCTTGAACTTCTTAGGCTCAACTGCAACGCCGGTAAAACCGGTAGTAGCATCGAGAGTCGCGTCACCAGTACCCTTCAAGGTAACCTTGGTCAACTCTGTGATTGCATCCTCGCCGAACATGATTTTCAGCAGGTCCTTTGCCTTTGAAGGAACAACGAACTCTACATTGAAGTCGCCGAGCTCTGCGGTAGTTGCCCAGTCACCGGCAAGACCGATAACCTTGTAGTGATTGATGGTAGGATCCTCCATGGTTGCCTTAAGAGAATCAACCTCAACAGGAAGCTCAATCTCTGGTGTGATGTCAACTGAAGCCTTGCTCAAATCGGTAATAGCCTTTGAGTAGAGCAGAGTTTTAGGACCATTGAAAATGTCCTTCATCTTGTCAATAGTTGTCATAGCCATAATCTAAAATATTTTAAATTGTTATACCTGAATACTTATCTAGTACGTAACCTTCCCTGTATGATTGTCACGGAAAAACCTGCGCCGTCGTCAGCCTGGATAGCAACGTTCGGTCTAGTAACGATGATGTTGTCTGTAGAAATCGGGAATCTTTCGAGGACCGCCTTGACTTTCTCATCCATTTCCGCAGGACTGAAACCATTAGGATTCGCCGAGGAGGCCTTATCTCTTACATACACCTCTATCTGGATAGTGGTAGTATAGTAGTTGTAGGAGCCATCGTAGTTCATCTCGTTATTCCTGATAGTGTACGGAGCACTTACGACGATGTAGCTACCTATTTTGGTATCCACAGCCTTAGGACGATTCCTGGGATACACCTTGTCGCATATACCCTTTACGGCGTTTCCTAAGTCGAAATATATCTGCTTGATATCTACCATAGCTTACAGTTTGTTAAAAGTTGAACTATTGGCGTACACTACGCAGGCATCGAACATATCTGGAAGAGACTCGTATGTGTTGTAAACTGTCTCGAAAATGCGGTTCTCCTTATCGAATACTGCATATTCAACAGGACATATCGCAACGAGCGCCCAGTCCTTTCCTGATGATTTGACTTTTCCGATACGTCCGTATATAAGGTTAGGACCCCATTGGTGACCACCACCGACTTTACCGGTATAGCCTTTGTTTTCACCTCCGTCGTAGTAGAACGGGAGATTATATTTTTCTCCCTCCGCCAGGGTTACTCTCGTTGGTGCTTTTTCACCCTTTGAGGCACGCACCATGTAAACGAGCTTTCCTTTGTAATACACTGCTGCATAGAACGAAGTATATGCGTTACCGGTGATATTGTAGAACGTCCTGTTCTCTTTGAAATAGTTGACGGTTCTGTGAGCAAGTTCCTGCATAATCGCAAGCATCTTGTCATACGCCAGCTTTTCGACCCTTGGCTTAATCTGATGTTCGAACTGCGCTCCAAGAGACAGACGCTTTCCGCTAAAGTATTTTGCCATAACCTAAACCCTAGTGAGATTCCAGTAAACGACAGTCCTGTTATTATCCGGTTCGCAGTCCTTGACCATACCTACCTCGGTGTTGTTGCCGACAGTGGAGTAGATGGTGTCGCCATCAAGAGGACATCTGTCAGCATCCCATTCGTCATATCTGACCGGAATCGATGCCTTCCTCTTGTTCTGGTCGACGTTCTTGTCTCCCTCTGTAGTGGTATCTGTGTAACTGCGACCTTCGCCATAGTAGAGAATGATTTCCTTGTCCTCACCAACTGGAGCATCATCATCGGCAAACGGGTCATCAGGGTCGGCTTTTCCGACGACCTTCCTCACGATCTTGATGATGTGAGGGTATCTTGGGTTTCTGATGTATTCCTTTTCCATACGCCTTATTTGATGATGTGAGGGAGAGGTTCTCCCCAAGGAGAATAATTCGCCCTCTTTACTCCGTGGGAGGTCACCCGGAAGGTGGACTTCTTCTTGAGCATCGAATCAGGCTCCAGCTCCGCATAGATAGCGTTAGCCTCTGCCTTCATCTCGCTCCTGTCGTTGTCCGACATATCATAGCCACCTCCCGAATGAGTCCATCCGTTATCGGAATCGGAGGTGTTGTTCACCTTGCTCGGACCAAGAACAAACCATTTCAGCATGTCGGCATAGGCAAGTCTCACCTTGTCCTTGTCGCAGGCTTCGAGGTCGATGCCATTTTCAAGCTCCCTGTCGTGCATGATGCCCAGCAGTGCCTTCATCGGCATCTCGAACTTCACCTTATTAATAAGGTAGTCGTTCACAGTGTAAATGTTCATCTCCGAATCCATAGTCATACAATCTAGTTACGTTAAAGAATTAACCCTTCTGAGTGATGTCGATAATCCAACGGTAAGGGAAGTCGAGCATAGCTGGAACAGCAGCAAACATCAAGTCTGTATGCCACTCCAGGTAATCACCGTTGGCGATTGTTGTGTTGGCAAGCAAACCAAGGCCGTCGTTGGTTGTAGCGAACACCTTGTCAACAAGTTTGTTACCCCACTTCTCGAACATCTTCTTATCCTTGATCTCCTTGTGTTCGAACTCAAAAGCGTTACCGCGAGGACGAAGAACAACGATGTTGTCTGACCAAGCTTGCTCTGTCTTCTGCGTTCCATCGAAGAGAAGTGTAGTTTCCTCCTCCTCTACAAGCTCGATAGGAGAAAGACCCTGGATGTCTCCGAATGCCTTCAGGAACATATCCTGATTTACACCATAGTCCTCAACGTAAGCAACATAGTGAGCTTTACACCAGTTGATCCACAATTCCTTAATCTGTTTGTTCTTCAAGAACACATTGAAGAAGGTGTTGACGGTCATCTGCCAAACGAGAGGCTGAGACTTACGATTGAAAGTCTTACGCCAACTCTCTTCAAGAACTCGCATCTGTTCAAGAATATCGCAGGTCTCATCAGCCCAAGCAACCTTACCACACTTTTTGAAGTTGTCGGCAGGCATATTGGTCTTGTGGATTGGAGCCTGAATACCACGACCGATACCAGTGTAGTCAAGCTTACCGGTAGAAGCAAGCTTCGCTGTCATGAAGTTCATGGTGGTATCAACGGAATCCATCAACTCCTGAACCTGGTCTGTCCACTCCATAACGACATCGCGGTCGTTACCGAACTCCTCAAACTGGTTCATCAAATACTCGCGTTCCTCTGCGTTCTGATAAATACCATCTGTGATAAAGTCTGGAATTGTTGCAGAGTAAACCTGCAAACCTCCCTTATCCTTCTGGAAAGAACCAGCCAAAGGAGCGCGCATGTTAGCCAATGTAGCGGCACGAAGTTTCTTTGCCTCGACAGTGAATGTCGCAACACCTTTTCGGTTGGTTGGTGTCAGGTCAGCAGCAATACGTCCCTGTGTCTTCCACCAGCCGTAGTTTACGTGAAAGATGTCCTTTTCATCAAGAAACTTCTGGAGGTATTTGGTGTTGTCCTTACTAGAGAAGAACTTCGCCATCCTCGAATTTTCAATATTAAACTTTGGCATATCCTAAATACAATCTAATAGTTAAACAATTAGTAGTTCGTGTAGAACAACTCCGGGTAACGACTGATATTCATCGCCTCCACAGCAGGTGGAAGAGGGCTCATTCTGTCCTTGATGAAAATCGCATCCGGTCCAAGTAAGCATGGTGTAAACATCATACGAGGTTTCTCGTACTCGTCGCTTCCAGGAAGAGTATAGAACGGCATGTCGTAGTCGTGAGGAGCAAAACAGTTAGGGTTTGTTACTACAGGAAGTGTAGAACCAACCGCAGCAGCCTCAACGAGAACCTGGCCAACGGTCAATGCGCCCAATGCAGCAGACAAGGTAAGTTTCCAAACGTCACCTGCTGTAGCATCCGTTGTAGCCTCAACTGCTGTAACAGAAACACCAGTTCCCTTTGTCTTAAAATCCTTCTGGCCTACCATGATTTTATCGCCAATAAATGGGATGTGATGGTAGCCGTCACGAACGATGTAGATGTCTGTGTCTGTAGCGGCACTTGTTGCCTTAGCAACTGCGTAAGACTTCAGAATCTTAATAGTGCCACCCTTGTTGTCTGCAAAGCCGAGGCTATGCTCAACGAGATCACCTGCATAAATCTTAGCAGGTCCAGGGAACGGATTGGTGATAATACCACCGATAGGAGGGTATCTGAAAGCCTCCTTGACAGCACCTTTAAGATTGAAGTACACATGCTTCTGACCGCCAATCTCAGCCGATGCCTGCAAGAGCACCGCTCCATTGAATACCGCACCCTGTGCGTTCATCTGGTCGTAATAATTGCTGTACTGCATAATCTTTTTACCTTAATTAAAATGTTATCCTGAATTATTTTTTGACAGTCGCCTTTGTAGCTCTGTCCTTGCAAATATCCTTAATGTCGTCCCATTCATGCTCGTCGAGATTATTTTCCTCACCAGAAGGAGCACTAGAACCCTTTCGTGGTACAGCATTTCCACCGTTGGCACGCTTATAGTCGGCAGTATAGATATTTTCTGCCGTTGATACCAGTTCTGCAACATCTGCATCATCAGATATCTCCAGCTTAGAGAGTGCAGTATCGAGGAAAAAGTCGTTCATTTCAAGGTTTGCCTTGTCGAACTTATCCTTCAAACCTGCCTTTACTGACTCGATGGTTGCCTTCCTTGCAGCCTTCTTGTCTCTTTCTGCGTTAGCTTCTTTGAGGGCTTTGATTTCTTTGAGAAGCTCGTTGTATTTGTCGTCAGGATCGTCATCCTTGTCAGCCTCCTTACGCTTGCGCTCCTCTTCCTCTTCCTTCTTCTTGCGTTCAGCCTCCTCCTTGCTCTTCTTTACCTCGTCAGAGATATTCTTGTGCAAGTTGCCGTTGATACGCTTCAGACGGTTTGCTAACTTGGTAACCAACTTGGAATTTACTTCCTCGTCATCACCGAAATCTTCCAAAACATCATCAAGTTCCTCATTGATGGTCTTTTGGCTAAGTTCTTTGAACTTGGTGGTATCAACCTCCTTGTTCACTAATGCTAAGAGTTCCTCTCTTGTCATGTTGTTTGTTGATTTAAAATGTTATCCCGAAAGTGGTCCCTCCACCTCGAAAATGTATAAATATACCTTTTATTTTGCAAATATATGAATAAATATGCAATTATCAAAGAAAAATTGTATATTTTTGCAGTATTAATTGTATGTTTATGCAGAAAGATGTGTTTTCAGGATTAAAATTGGATAACGGAGAGCCTATTTATACTCAAGAGTATATCCAATCATTAAGAGACGCCGACAAGAAGCATCCCGACAAGCTGAAGATTATAGCTCAGCGTGGCGGTCAGGAACGTATGCTGTCTATCGACGCTGACATAAAGATAGTTGGCGGCTCGCGAGGCGGCTCCAAATCGTTCTCATCCCTAATGGAAGTTCTGAAGGACATTAAAAATCCAGATTTTCATGCAACAATTCTTCGTAACGAAAAAGATGACTTGCAGTCCTTGGTGACAGACTCTTATAAATTGTTCTCCCAATTTGGAACTTACAATAAGTCACAAAATGACATGACCTGGAATTTCGATAACGGAGGATGGCTCAAATTCTCGTACTATGCTGGAGCCTATCAGGACTTCAAGACACGATTCCAGGGTCGCCAGTATGCCTATGTCTGCATCGATGAGGGCACGCAGTGCCCATACAAGAAGTTCAAGTACCTCTTGACCAACAACCGAAATGCAGCGCATATCCGAAACCGCTTCTGGATTACCTGTAACCCGGACCCGGAATCTTGGGTGAGAAAGTTCATTGACTGGTGGGTTGACGAGAACGGCTACATCATACCGGAACGGGACGGAGTTATACGATACTGCTTCATGGATGGTGATACTCCGGACTCAATCTACTGGGGTAACACAAGAGAAGAGGTATACGAACAGTGCAAGGGCATCATCGATAGTCTCTGGAAGGACAGCTATGAGGAGCTTGGATACACAAAGCTCGAAATGTTCATAAAGTCGGCAACATTCGTTCGCGCTGACGTATCAGAGAACATTAAGCTTATCTCTACCGATGCCTCATATCTCGCCAACCTTGCCCAGCAGGACGAGGAACAGCGTATGCGAGACCTGGAAGCCAACTGGAACTGGAAAGCTGCCGGCGATGACATGATCAAGATGGAAGACCTTGAGGAAATCTACGACAATGCAGAACAGACAGGAGACGGAAAGCGCAGAGCCTCTGCCGATATTGCTTTCACCGGCGGCGATAACTTCGTAATGTGGCTTTGGGAAGGATGGCATTGTAAAGACTTGGTTGTGCTGAGGCTGGACCCTAAGACGCTCGTTTCTGTAGTTGAGGCAAAGCTGAGAGAGTGGGGCGTTGAGGAATGTAACTTCACTTACGATATGCAGGGTATCGGTCAGTACTTTAAGGGATTCTTCAAGGATGCCGTCCCATTCAACAATCAGGCAGCACCTATCGCGAGGAATCATCAGGAAGAAGAAGGAATCAAATACCTATACAAGGACTTGAAGTCTCAGTGTGCATGGTTATTCTATAAGATGATAAAAGAGAAGCAGATTTCCATCGACTCGGCCCTGCTTGAAAGAAAGTATTCAGGAAACGGATTTGACAAGGTTCCTCTCAGACAGATTCTTCAGAAAGAGCGTAAGATGCTCAGACGTGACGAGAATAGCGATGATAGGGGATTCAAGCTATTACCTAAGAAGATTGCCAAGAAATATGTCGGGCACTCGCCTGACTTCTTTGAATCTTGGTTCTATGTAATGATATTCAGTTTAACAAAAAAGAAAAATAAAAAGGTAAAAGGATTATGGATGCTATCAAGGTAACAAATTTCAGAAAGATTCTGGTAAAGAAGCCTTTCTTTGAACTCACGCCAAAGGGGTACATGACCCACGATGGCTATTGCAGGAACGAGGTGTCCGATAATGAAGACCCTCAGATGCCGCAAGATACATTGTACAGAGTGATTAAGACTCAGAAGGACTTCCTTCGTGAGTTCTATCCTACGTCCCACAAAATCTTCGACAAGAATCTCTACCCTGACATCTGGAGAAAGAACCCGGAAGACGGGAAATGGTATGTCCAGGAGATTCAAAGAACGGCATTTGCTTTCCAGCAAGTTATTCATACGAAGCACGTTCTCCACATGACAGGTAACGATATTCAGTTTGAGCTTGCCGGTGATCCTGAGATGAAAAAACAGGAAGAGTATATTAATCTCCTTGCCAAGTTCAAGAAGGGATGGTATATGCACGATATGGAGATTCGTCACTATGAGGCTGTAAGTTCGTACATGAAGGTTGCTGAGGCTGCTGTAGTCGGATTCTTCGACAAAAACAAGAAATTCGGTACTCGCACATTGGCTTTCGATAGAGGAGACACATTGTATCCTCAGTTCGACCCTCTTACTGGTGAACTCGTTGTGTTTGCTCGCAAGTATTACGACTTCGACGAGGAAGGTAATGAAAAGATTGAATGGGTAGAGGTGTGGGATGACAAGACATTCTACCGCTTCAAGAAGCAAGTTAACGAAGGCAAGGTCAAGGAGACTATCAAGAGAATTGCCAAGATATTCGGAATCGACGACTACACTTGCGTTGAAGAGAAAGCTCACGGCTTCCCATTTATCCCTGTTGCATACGTAAGAAACGATGACGGCCCATGTTGGTCTGCTGTACAGAAGAACATCGAGGACTACGAGGAAGCTTTCTCTTATCTCTGCGAGAACAACAAGGCTTACGCCTTCCCTATAATGAAGTTGAAGGGCGATGGTGACGACATTACCGTTGTTGGAGATACAAACGGATCGGCTAAGATGATTCAGATTACCGATACGAATGGTGATGCTGACTTCATTAACGGAACAGACGCATCCGATGCATTTGCGACACAGCTTAACAAGTCGTATGACCTCATCTATGAGCTTTCGTTCACAGTAAAGCCACCGGAGCTGAAGTCGGGTGACCTTCCGGGCGTTGCCATTAAGCTGCTCTATTCTCCTGCCATCGAGGTTGCAGAGAACGATGCTAAGAAGATGCATCCGTTCCTGGATCAACTTGTTCGTATCTCAAAGTATGGTATCGGAGTTGAAGAAAACTGCATGGCCACTATGACCGGTCTTCCTATTCACGCTTGGGTGGAAATCTATGTTCATCAGAATAAATCTGAAATTATTACAAACTTAGCGACGGCTGTTCAGAACAACTTCCTCTCAAAGCAGACTGCATCTGAGCGTTGCCCAGACTTCCCAGTTAACGATGAATACGACCGTATCATGCGAGAGAAGAAGGAAGAGGATCAGCAGGACCTTCTCATGGATATTCAGCGTGCGGATAATGAGACAGAGAATGCTATCGAGGAGGAGAGGGCTACTGTGCGAATCAATAAACAGCAGGGTGGTAACGACATAAACACCGGTGGTGGCCGCAAGGCAGGGAGGCCGAATCGCAGTGGCAAGAAATGGGACAAAAATCACAACAATGACGTGGACGACAAGAATAATTGGAAGCACTACAATCAAACCCATTAATAGCCTATGGATGAGTTAAAACGTTCTGTCGATTACAGCAGGAAGCGCTTGCAGGCAATCCGAAACTGCGAGAGCCACATATCAGATATTCTCTGGAAATCGACACAAAAGGTAATTACCGCAAGTAAGCGATACAGAGGTGCGGGCAGGCTCACAAACGAGTCGGCCCTGCTCTCTTATGCCAAGAATGTTACTGCTGAGGCAGAGGAGAGCATCAACAGTTACATCTCTGCTTACTCCAAGGCTTCATGCAAGATTCTAGGGATTGACAGCGAGAACATCGAATCGTTTCTCGTCAGCGACATCTACGGAAAGATGACATCCGAAAGAAACGCCGTCTATCTCGGAAACTTTGCGGAAGACATCGTGAGAATGATTAAGGCAGGAACTCTGATGGGATATTCAGAACAGCAGCTCCTGTCTTCCATCCGCACAGGCTACAAGGACCCATATCACGCATCAGTCATCACCAAAGCGAAGAGAAAGGATATTAACATCGATGTTCCTTCTTATGGAAAAGGTTACTACAAGAACGCCTATCAGAATATCGTAAGAAACGCTTCTCAAGTGATTGCTTTAGCGTGGGGACAGGCAGAGCAGGAGTATGGGCAGGAGAATAAGGCTATCGGATTCTATGTCAAGAGAGGAAGCGACTTCCCGTGCTTGATTTGTCAAAACGAAGCCGATGCCGGACTCCATTCTTTCAAAGATCCATACCCTCCATTCCACGTTTCATGTTGTTGCTACACAGTATTTGCATTTAAGGATAATAAAAAGAAATAAGATTATGATTGAAGAAACAAAAGGATACACGTTATCCGTCGATACATACAAGAAAGCGAAGGCACTCAAGATGAAAGACCCTCGCTATTACATCTACGCCAGTCTCCGCGGTTCTGGCATGTCCGTCCGTGACAGCTGGGCCATCGCATTTCAGGGAGAAGGAATAGGTGTTTGGGAGAAATCTTTCCTCGAAAACGAGATGAATAAGCTAGAAGCCCAGGAGTCCGTTCAGAAGAGAATCGCAGAGGTGCAGGGAAAGAAAGTGAAGAACGAGAACGCCGATGAGCTCACCCAGGAGGAACTTATTAAGGCTACCTCGAAGGAAGAGATTCTGAGAAACCTCGTTATCGCTCAGCGCAAGCAGAAGTTTGGCTCTCCAGAGTGGCAAAAGACGACAGCCATGATAGCAGACTATTCTAAGATTAAGCAGGATGAAATTGATACGGAAAACAATGTGGTCCATTACTACATTCCTCTGTCAATGCCTCGATGCTGTGAGGACTGCATTATCTTTAAAAATGGCCAGGCGACATTCCAAAAGAAGAAGAAATAGTTAAATTCGTGTTAAAGTAACTTTGTTTTACTAGTATTTCTGCAAAACCAAGTACCTTTGCAGGCAGATATACGTTCACAGATTCGTTCTGCTGTTCGTAATTCTGTTTAATTGGTTACGAGGGGTGGTGTCTTCACAGATGCCACCCCTCACTTTTATATTATGAAAGTAGAAGAAAAATATAAACTCAATCAGGGATACTTCTCTCCGGTGATGAGTTCAAGCGCAATTCGCACCTCATCTTCAAGCATATCGTCATTAAACGTAGGAAGAACGCCGTATGATGGCAGTTTCTTCGTCTCTGCGGCCTCCAAAATGAACTGGAGTGCCTGTACTAGGGAAGTGTGGTCTTGAACGACCTCAAGCAATTTATCGCTCATCCTTGCCTCCTTCCTTCTTAATCTGCTCTGCCATTTCAAGAATAGTCTCGGCGTGCTTGTCGCGGTCGATGACTTCCTGTACGGCCTCATCGCTCTCCTTGCGAAGCTGCTCTTCTGTCTTGCCCTTGTCAGCAGCAGCATTCAGTCTCGCAGACTCACGGGCAAGGTATTCGTCACGAAGCTTCAACTTACCTGCCGTGTATTCTGCATCGCCAGGCAACGATGTATCCGCATACATAAGCTGGGCAAATGCTTCGATGATGTTTCCATCATCCTTGGAGAACTCGTAATGGTCTCCTACAGCCACAGGAACACACTCATCGAGTGCAGCGTACATTGATGTACCGATAGAGTACTCGATTCCCCATGTACCGGCAATGTTCGCAATCTTGATGAAAGGCAGCGAGCCTCTCTGTAAATGCTTCTTGATCTCAGCAGGGATATCCTCTCTGAGTGAAGCAACCTCTTTCTTAGACAAGCTCTTGCTGAACTTCAGTACAGTGAAGTGTCTTGTCTTGATAGTCTTTCCAAATGGTAATGCCATGATAACAATATTTTAAAGTTCAACTTTTATTTCCTTATACTCGAAATCTGTGCAAGATGGATTCTCTTCTGAAGCAAACTTCTTCTCGGTAGGGTGGCAACACTTGCCATCCTTAAAGAAGAAACAATCCTTGCAAGTGTAATCAGTCTGTTCCATGTTCCTTACGTTTTTGATATTCCATCAATGTCAAGATACAATAGTTAGCGCAGTCAAGAAGAGCATCTTCCAATGGCTCGTTAGCAACTTGCGCTTCATTATCCTTCAACGTCTTGATGCGATTCACTTTCTCTCGTATCTTTCCGTAGCCGTAGTTGATACCAAGCTCATCATACATTTCGGAAAAAGCATTCCCATAATCGTGATTTTTACGCTTATAGGTATCGCTCATCTTGTCTGTGATAGACTTGAATGTTTTAGCATCTCCAGTAGATGAACACTCGTGTATCTTTGGTTCAAGATTTTCTTTATTCAAAATTTCGCCACGCCTCATAACATCTTTAACTGAAAGCATGAAGACCTCGTTTTTAATCTCGTCACAAGTTACTTTTACAAATAAACAACAAGAATTGTCAATGGAAGGAATAAAACACCCAATCGGACTATCTATAACCTTAAAAATAGGACGGCATGGGGTTGTAATGATTTTAAATCCACCACGAATCTCTAAATCTGTTTTGCACCTTGGTAATACAGGGTAGTCTTCGCCCATTATTTGATAATGACGAAATCTTGCCACCTCTTCTTCGTATTCTCTCACTCTGAATGGAAGAACAAACTCTAATCCTATCTTAATATCTTCTTTCTTAATCATAAGCTATTTATTTTTTGTTATTCATCATACAGAAAGCTCTACGAGCCATAACATCTGATGGGTTATGAAAAAGCATAACATAGAAATCACCATGCTCTTCTGTATGGACGTTTCGTAAACCGCATTCTTTGATAAATCCATCACTACCAATATAAGGGTCAAGAATCTCTCGAATTGCGCTAGTAGAGCTTGGATGAACTATAATGACACCGCCAGTTTCTCGAAGTTCTTCCAGTTTCTTCCACTGAGCTTCGATGTTCTCGTCTCCATAGAACAAATCGTAGCCATAAGGTTCTGTGATTTCTCTATCAATGCACATTCCCAAAGGAAGTTCTATTACTATAATCGGTTTCATAAGCTATTCCTCCTTGTCTTCTTTAAGTTCAACGAAATCACCAATACCAAGACGAGCCTTGTTGATGCAAGACGCAATCCAACCAATCAGATATGCAGAAGGCTCGCCTCCGTGCTCCATGCCAATAGCACCTTCGATGGCATCGCAGGCGTGAGAAGCCTCATGGCAGCAGTAGTCCATTGACATATCCTTCGAGCACTGAAACGAAACAAGAACACCGCGCCTTCTGTCGCTCTTCCTGATAGCATCTGCATACGTAACGCCGCCGTAATCACTATCTGGAGCATTGCACCCGTCGAAACAGGAATCTATCAGCTCTTTCAGGTCTTTACCGATGTGTACCCAAAGCTTCAAAGGGTAGATTCCGTTTCCATATTCGTAATATCCTTTCTTCTTCATATTCTAAACTATTTCTTGTTATACTTGTGCCCGCAGTGGTACATATTGCACAGATTGCACCTGTAGACAGTCATTCCCTGCTCGATGAGCTTCGGATGCGTCTTAAGAAACTCCCAGGCATCATCCTCAGTCTCGTATGCGACCTTCGCTTTCCAGGAATGAACCTTCCTGGTCCAATGCTCCGGGTCAGGCTTGAACGGAGGTACTTTATTAGGATTGTGATGTCTTCTCATATCTGCCATCTTAATCCATTTTGATCCTCGTGCTCCTCAAACTTTTTGCGTATCTGTTCAAACCAGAATACTCGAAAATCGTCATCGGAAGCCTTCCACATCTTCTTCAGCCATTCATAATTAAGGCGTTCAATGGTTTTCCGGATTCTGTCGCCGTAGAGGATTTCGAGCAGAAGTTCGTCTAAGCCTTCACCGCGTTCAACATCAAGGGTGAACTCACCACTGATATTTCCATACCTGTAAGAAGACATTCTATAGCCGGATTCAGCAGCCTTATCTACATACTTCTTAATAGAACCAGATACCTCCTCTTCGTTGGAGTCCGCAGGTAGCAGCCATATTGTTGACTCTGGCGAAACAACAGCAGGAAGCTGACAGTCGCCGATAAAAAACTCAAAATTACATTCTTCTCCCATAATCTACAAACATTTGAATGAAACACTGTTTAACGTCCTGTTCTCCGGGATCTCCCTCCCGTCTGCCCGGGAATTATGTCCGAAGGCATGTCCCACCGCCCTGCGGCCACCGGTATCGTTAATCATCAGGCTGAATGAAGCTCTCAGGCTGCTTGATATCCTCCTCACCGCGCAATTTATTATTCACGTCATTGATGAGAAGCTCCTGCTTCAGATCAATCATCTGCGCGCCGTACACCTGATACGTCATTCCGCCCTGTGACCTCTTCTTGAAGAAGCCGTACTTGTCGCTCATATCACGCCCGAACTTCTGAATCGTAGGGATATCCTTCTCCTCGACATCGTTGGCCTTGCAGAACTCGACGAACCTCTCGTACATCTCCTTGGCAAGCATGCACTCCGAAATCTCGCCCCTCGCCTCCCGACTGCACCTCATATCATACGCCCTTATCCAGGCATAGATAGGATTGCTTCCTAGAAGAGAGATGAGCAGCTGCCTCCTGCTTCCCTCAGCTGCCGGGAATCTGTACTTCCTGCTTCTCAGCTCCATTGCGCCACGGAATATCCAGTTGAACACTCCGCTCAGCTCCTCACGGATGATCTTGCTCGCCAGCTCCGGGTCCTGCCTCTCCTTTGGTATGGTCACGTCGAAGCTCACGTACTGCAAGCGCCTGATGAATCCGAGCGAAGCATCGTCTGGGAACGGAAGTTCATTGAGGTTGAAGATGAGGTAGGGGATTGAGTTCCCCTCCAGGATATCCCTGCCGAGCTTTCTCATCGGGACAGGCTCACCGCTCACGAGTCTCTTGAACATTCCGGTGTTCTTTCTTCCGAACTTCTTCGGGTCTGAATCGGAAGACCAGTTGAAGATGGCGTTCCTGATGGGATACCTTCCCCTCATTCCCTCGTCACCGTCGGCAGTGAGGTCGGCGTAGTCCATCTTGCTTATCCTGTCCTTGCCGAATATGTTGCAGGCAACGTCGAAGATGACACTCTTTCCGTTGGCTCCCGTACCGATGAGCAGGAGACACAGCTCAATCTTCGATGACTCCTTCCCCTCGTACGGATTGTATGCAGTACCTCTCTGTATGAGACCGAGGCCGAGGAACATCTGGAGGATCATCCTCGACGTCCTGTCCGGAAGGACCTCCTTGATGAAGTTCATCCACCTGTCACACTTCGCCTTCGGATTATAGTCGTATGGGTGGTAGTATGTGACATGGTACTCGGGAGAGAACGGCATCACGTTCGGATACTTCAGACCGCTGCCGAAGTCAACAACTCCGTTGGCGAATGCAACGATATCGAAGGTAGGTCTCAGTATGTTGTAGCACTCTATCACCTCCATGAACGACTTGTTCATCACCGTGCTGATGCCGAGCATCGGAGCCATGGCCAGGTCGAGGAGCAGCAGCTGGTAAGCCTGCTCAAGGACTATCTTCGGAACAGCTTCATATATCTTACCGTTGAACATGTAGTACGAACCGCCATAGTACTTCACCGGAGCCTTCTTCGCCAGACGTCTCATTGACCTGATGAAATTAGACTTCAGCTTGTTGTACTTCTCAGAGTTCGCCTTACCCCAGTCCTGACAACGGAGCTCTTCGAAGCCGTACTCGTCATGCCTCGAAAGGTCCAGCAGCTGAGCGTGCAATGTGTCTATAGCAATACCATTTTCCATTTATGTACAATAATAATATTAATTTTCCGTTATTGTGTAGGATTACCCCCGATAAACAGGGACTTTCTGACGGATAACACGTGTCAGCCCGTCCTTACAACATGTCGACTATAAAATATCGACAATACAAAGATAAGGAAAATATCCTGAATATACGCTAAAACACTAGTATATAAAGGGTATAAATATACATTTTGGATATACATGAAATGAATATTAGATATACATTTATGGCTTTGCTCACCAATATAGAAGTTGATGTTGTCAAATGTTAAAAATAGGTAGATGAATGAATATGCATAAAGATGCTTTCGATAATAAAAGTAAGTTTATGTTACAAGTAGGCTAAAAAACGGAAGAAAAAATTTTTAGATGAGGTGACTACCGCGCTGATTTATGGCTATATAGGGGGTGTGGGGGTCTGTTTTGAAAAGATATAACAAATTATGTTAGTTTACACTATATAAACTAACGTGAAACATCAATTTTTGCACTTTTTAACATTGCTGGTTTATATTATAAACTAACTTTTGTAACCACTTAAATATCAACCACTTATAAAGTATTTTAATTCATTCTTTTTGTATAAATATACGTCGTGAAACATTTCTGTTTGATATAGTGTACCTAAGTAAAAGAATATTACACGATTTTCTAACTGGTTAAATGTTAAAACGTTAACATTTACTGTCTATTTAAGTGCGTATATGTAGTTATATAGCTTATTTCCTTTATTTAGGCGTAAAGTGTTAAAACTCATAAGGTGTTATATATCAGATTGTTACGTATCTTTCGTATATTAATATTTAACATAAAATATTTGGCTATGTCGAAAAAAAGTAGTATCTTTGCAGTAGAAATAAAGAGATAGAAAGACTATCTTATAAGAACCATTTAAACAAATAAGTATATGAAAGAAGATTTAACCGTAAAAGGCGCTCAAGGTTACGAGCATACCAACACAAAGGTAGCTAGTTATGTAAGCGAGTGCAAGAGTAGTGTTACACTCTCTCAGTGTTTGGACGTACTTAACAGTTATCGTAAAAAACTGTTAAGTGAGTGCACCGACAAAGAAGTAGTAGAGGCTAAAAAAACCCTTGATGCTGCACGTGCTAACTACAATAAGTTAGCCACAAAGTTTGTGCTTTCTGATACAGACTACTGCAATTTACAGACAGAAGTTGTAAGAAGTGCAGTGAGTGAATATTCAAAAAAGCATAAATTGTCTAGCTTCTTTACTTGGTTTGACGCAAACGGAAAAGACGTGCAAACGACAATTATAGACAGTTTGCAGCGCTTAGGCTCTAAGTTGTGTGCATTACACCAAGCATTTGCAAGCGGAAACAAGGTTGCAAAGAAGAAGTCTGAGACTATCACGGATTTGCAGAAGCAAATTGTAGATTTGCAAGCTAAACTTGCAGCAGCGCAAAAGTAATCAAACTAGATAGGTAGCTGAAAACTACCTATCTTTTCCCCTACATTTTCCCCACTGACTATCTAGCAGTTAGCCAGTGGGAAATTTACACCGTACAAATTATGTGCGGTGCGGGTCGTCGTACCCTTATTTTTCCTATCACGTTTAGGCGTACAATTGTGGGTCAGTGCCGCATAAGGGAACAAAACAGAGATTTTGGTATTATTCCAGAGAGAGAATTTATTCTCCCTCAGGGGATTTATTGCCAAAATTTCAGAGAGCTATCCGGCAAACGAATCTGTAGTGATACAGAAAGGCGGGCGAGAAATCCCGTCGTGGGTAGCGAGAGAGCACAGAGCCACCACGATACCGAATGAGATGAGGCACGTGGAAAGAGCGAGAGCCGTAGCTGTGCAGTTATCGAGCGAGATGACGGACGGATAAATCATAATTCATATTCTACCGGTTTGGAATTGTCCGGTCGGGCTGGTTACCCGAGAATCAATTGTGTGTGCAATCACGATTTGCAGCGTATCAAGGCGCACACTATCCACGCTGACTGAAAGCGGTTGCTTGTCATCCGTGCGAGATTTATCTCCTCAGAAATAAACAAGCTGCTGGCAGAAGCATAAAATCTGTAGGGTGTGAGCCACGTAGTTAAGACGATAAAGATAAAACGTGGTGCAAAGATGCACATCCTGGCTAATGGGGCGGGGAGAAATCTCCGCTCTACAATTACAAACCATTTAAATATTTTAGATTATGAAAGAACAGATTTTGAAGAAGATAGGAAAGACGCTTGTGCGTATTAATGTCACAAATCAGAGTGCAGAGGATGCCTACGATGAACTCGTTAACAGCAGTCCTCACCTGTTTGGTATGCTTTCCAGTATCTACAGACTGAATGATGAAGAAGAAAGATTCGCTTGGTCTGCCGGAATTCAGTAGCCAAAAATCTCCCTACACTTGTAGGGAACAATAACCAAATTATTAGAATTATGAGTACGATATCATTAGATTGCAGAGGGAGGAGAATGATGGAGCGGTATATTGCAGACTTACAGATAATATACAGCCACGTAGAATTTATGAGCTACAACGGAAAAAGACTTACCGTTGCAGTTCTAGCCTAAGAATCCGTAGCCAGTACGATAATTGTCGTGTGTGGTTACGGAACAATTACCAATAAAATTAGAATTATGACAGCGAGACAGATTATTTATTCAAGTACGATAATTGTGCTTGGATTTATTCAGAGTGTGCCGGCATTTGTCATGCTGGCAAGTACGAATATTATCGTAATTCTGCTTGGAATATTTTGGGGAATTCTGCTTGGAATATTCTGGAGAAGTACGATAATTGGCAGATGGTTCTTCAGGGAGCTGTGGAGATCTACGCTCCGCTTGGAGAATTTCATCCTGCCTGGAGTGTGAGAAATTTGGAAAGTACGATAATTGTGCTTGGAAACATTTAGCTAAATTCTGCTTGGAGAGATCCAGGCAGTACGATAATATAACCAATTAAATTACAGAATTATGAAGAAGAATATTTTCGTGGCATTGTTTGCCGTAGTGTGTGTTGCATTAGTAGTTGTTTCAGTTACTCTGTACAATTGTCACAGAGCAAACGTGATGCTAAGAAAGACTGTTATTGCTCAAGCGAACGAGATTTCAGAGCTTAACGGCAGTTACACGGCAGAGGGAGCTACAACGTTCGTAGGTCTCAGAAAGTAGCCAAAACAGAGAGGAGTTTCCGCTCCTCTCTTCTATTAACCAAATTATTAGAGAAATATGGATAGAATATTAAAGCAAGATTTGAGCAAGAATGAGGTTATCGACCTCTTGCGTGGAATGGATGCACAGGAAGTTGAGGACAATTTCTCTGTACGTCGTGTCCTGATTGATACACAGGCGTGTGACGTATTCGGCGGAGATCCTGAGGATTCTTATCCTCTCATCCCTGGTACGTACATGGCATTGTATTACAAGAGTATTGACGGAGACCCATATCCGTTCTTTGAGAGAATATGCGAAAGCATAATGAATGACGAGAACAAGTGCCAGACTCTCCAGAATGGCGATGGTGTTATTATGATTTTCATGCTCAACAAGTACGAGTAGCCAAAAATGTGCTCAGGCATTTTCCTGGGCATACTATGTAGAACCATTAAACAAATTGAATTATGCAAGACAGAAAATCACAGAAAAACTTCGAGCGTGCGTTGCTTCACGAGATGGAGAAGATCAAGATTGCTGCACGCCAGTGGCACAACAACAATACTAGAGGCTACAGAGATTATCGTAGCAAGGAGGCTATCTCCAAAAGTTTCTCGGAGATAGCGGTGCTGTGCATGGGCTAAAATGTGCGTGGCATTTGTCACGCATACTATTCACCAATATTTTAAGATTATGAAGAAATTAGAGAATCCTAAATGGGAAGAGTGCAGAGATTATCTGCGCAGTAAGATTCTGCCTAGATTGCAGGAGATGCAGCGTGATACGTTCGGTATCGAGTTTTTCAACCTAGAAGTAGGTGTAGGAACTAGCGGGCGATACATTTCAGTGTATGCTTCCATCATTATTGACGATGAGGTGCTAGACAGTATTTCGCTGCATTTGTCTATTTTTGACAGCCGTGAGCAGATAGAGTCTGATTTAACAAGCCTCACGAACTTCATCAAGGAGTACTCAGCCTGAAAAAATTGAGGGAGTTTCATCTCCCTCTCCTGCAAACCAAATAATGTAGAATTATGAGTAAATGGGTACAATTTTACCACAAGATTAACAAGTTTGACCTTGTGAACATGAGATTTACAGAGGATTTCAGTATCGTGGAAATGACTGGTATGGATTCTATCTTGCCAGTTGACGGCAGATTTAATCTGTCATCCATACGTGCTGAGATACAGAAGCATATCGAGAGTATGAAGAAAATCGAGAGTTTTGATCCCTGTGCATTCTCCATTCTCACCGGCAGTTCTATCCTGAATGCTTCAGAAAGTCCGGTGTACAATCTCTAGCCAGAACTGGGCAGTACGATAATGTGCTGCCTGCTATTAACCAAAACAGAATAAATTATGAACACATTTAACACAAAGGAAGATGGTACGCATTTGTACCGGTTCTGTTACGTAGAGCCTATCATTGACATCTACGCTTACGACTTGGAGCAAGCAATGGAGCGTTATCTCGTGTATTGCCAAAAGAATGAGTTGTACGGACTGTACGATTACGAGGATGACGACGAGGATGATATGCACTGCTACACAGACCCAACAATGGAGGACCCTGATTGTTATCCTGCGTATATACGCATTGACTACCTATCTGTTGAGGAAATTGAGGCGTGCGTTGATGCCGGAGGTCATCCGTTTCAGGGAGGTTGGAGAAAGATAGCCTAATCAAATGTAGTCCTCCTATAGGGCTACACTTCTATTATTAACCAAATCAAAATTAGAATTATGACAGACGGAGACAGAAGGTTCCTTGCCAGGCTCGTAGCGAGCCACAAGGCAGTTATCAGCGAGGAGTGTGCGAGAAAGAAGCTCGACAAGAGCGAGTATTACAGACGTGCCTCTCGTGTGGACAAGAAAGCTCAGGAGATTGAGCGTGCGTACATGCGTCCTAGAAGATTTTAGCCAACATTCTGTGCAGCCTATCTGCACAGAAACCATGTTTAACCAAAAATACAATAGATATGGAGTATATTAAGAGGACAGAGAACAATACGCGCGTTGACGTGTATTTCGATGGTGAAAAGTATGTATTCATCAACGCATTCCACGGATGTGTGGCAGTTGCTAGAAGAGAAGGACTCGTTGAGTTCACTAATGACGGATACAAGGCTCACGTCAAGTTCAAGGTCGAGAAAACGAGATGCACCATCAGTAAGAGAACTATAGATGGCGTCATCTATAAGATGGAGAACAGATACATGAGCACTGTCGTTGAGTATGAATGGGAGGAGGTTGACAGAGATGACTTGCCTTATGCTGTGAGCGTGAAAGTAGAGGAGCGTTAAGCCAAAAAATCCTGCGTGGAGACACGTAGGAGCTATTATTAACTAAATATTCAAAGGATATGAAAGAAAGTATTGAGGCTATGCTGTGGGATTTCATTGTTGATAACAATATCGCCACAGAGGACGAGGTTAGACTTGTCTCGGATATAAATGGCTTGAACGAGGAAACGATGACAGACATTATTTATGCCAAGACGGGACTACGCAGTTACGAGCAGTGTAAAGATGAAGGCTACTCCGGCGCAGATGAGCTTGACAGCTATTATTGTCTTGACGAAGACGAAGAAGACAATGAAGAAGAGGAAGAGGATGAAGATGAAGAAGAGTAGTATTTGCCTAAAAAGGTGCGCCCATGTCTGAGCGTGCCTTCTATTGTTTAACCAAGATAAATTATTTGAATTATGGCGAATAAATATCAGATCACAAACCAGAAGCAGCTTCGTGAAGCATTCTGGCAGTTTTGCGACGAGTGTGGTATCGACTACACTGGCAAGAAGACAAAGTTCAACCTTGACTTGAACATGACTTTCAATGACTGGAAGGACGGGCTACAGAAAGATGGTGTAATAAGCGACAAGCTTTGTTTCAGAGCTCTTCTGTATTAAGCCAAACCAATCCTCACTCTCACGGGTGGGGATTTCTATTAACCAATACAGATTGAATATGATTAAAATTGAGATTACGAGAGCTGGTATGGGCGAGAAATGCCCATACCCGAGGTTCAGCAAATTACTGGCAAAAGGCTACATAATGTGCCATCGCTGCAAGTATTGTGCTGAAATTATCAGTGAGACAGAAATAATGTGTAACTATAATTAATCTATAATTATGAGTGAATTAGAGAAAATCCTGAATGACGATTTACTGAAGTGTGAAATCGTCGAGTCAGCAGAGAATGCGGCAAGACGCGTGGATCTCATCAAGTGGACTCACGACAACACATTCTCAGTAGCTGAGGTGAATAAGGATACCGGCAAACTAGAGGTTACAGATGTCCCTGGGACAGATGAGCTTGAAGCGTACAAGTATTTCTACAGAAAATGTGGCGATATCGCCATAATTAGCTAAAACTCCCCACGATAATGTGGGGAACCATTACAAACACCAATTAAATTACAGAATTATGGCAAAGAAAGTTTATGCTCTCTATCGCACAGACAACTGGCATACATACAGCAGCCGTGAACTACTTGTTATAGCAGGCAGCATCAGAAGATGTTGCAAGGTAGCCAAGGACGATGGAGCAACAAAAGAGCAGATTGAGGATTTGCGTGGTTACCGCCATCAATCCCAGTGTACCAACGGAACCGATTACGAGTACGACATTGATACGTACACGCTCAATGAGAGTTTAATCAGCTAAAATCCCTCTTCGGAGGGAACCATTATGAACCATTTAAATGATTAGATTATGAGTTACGAATTTGCAAAGAAGGAAATCGGTGATTACAGAATCACCATTTACCAGGATGAGGACGCTGAATCGCCTTGCTCTGCATGGGATTTGGCAGGTGTGTATCTTTGGGAGTATACCAGTTGTGGTAGTGGAAGATTAAGTAACGGCTGCAACTGGGATGAAATATATGATAGAAAATACGACACAAACGACCACAGCTTGCAGGATGCTCTCCGTGAGCTTGTATACAAGTATGTTCCGCAGAATCGTCTTGTAAAATATCTGAAGAGCAACAAGCACCGCTCTGCTAAATTATCGTATGATAGAAGCTCTCATGTATGGGAACTTGATTATTACGACAGCAGAGAGGCGTACAAGACTTCGGTAGAGTTCACTCCTGACGAAATCAAGAACTATGACATGAGAGCAGAGATGATTGAGCCTATGAACAACGAGGACTTGATCTGGCTGCTTGATGACATAGCTTACGAAATCGTGATATACGAGTGGTCTTCCACAGGATACTGCCAGGGAGACTACGTAGAAGGTGTTGCCTATTGTGACAAGGAGCGCTTCAAGAAGATGGTGGATACGAATACCAAGAACTGGAAGAATCGTGCTATCGAGCTATTTGAGAGCGAGGTTAAGAATATCGGTATGTGGATGTGGGGTGATGTAAAAAGTTACGTCCTAGAAAAGAAACGCCCGTATACAAAATTGTACGAAGACGGTAAATCTTCTGATTCCTACGAGTGGGAGCAGATTGAATCCTGTTGCGGAGGGTACTTCGAAGATGCTGATGACCTCATCGAAGAGGTTATCAAAGAACACGGCTTAGAGCCGAAAGATGCAGCCTAACCAAGGGGAGCTTGCATGCTCCTCTTCTATCAACCAAATTACAAAGAATTATGAAATTGAAACTTTATCACGACACAAGAAAGAAGTTCCGTGACTGCGTGGATGCGTGGACAATCTACGTTCCTTATCCGAAGTGGCTTAGAGAAAAGACATGCGGTACAATGGGAACATTCCTCGGATGCACTCCAACGGAGACGGGAATGATACGGTGCATCTGGGAGCACGACGAAAGAAGATGTGGACGCCCGTATTTCGGCAAGAAGATTGATCCGAAGGATACCCCTAAAGCATTTCAGGAAATTTTCTACAACATGGAGAAGCTTTGGAACGAGGCAATCACCAAGAACACGAATGAAGCGTGGAAAGCATGGAGCGAAGCCTAAAATTGGTAGCCAGTTGGCTACCTACCAATAACCAAATACAGAGAATTATGGAAAGAATTACATTTGTTGAAAAAGGCAGTAGAACAATCTACAGACTTGGCAGACGTATAGTATGCTACAGGGATGGTTACAGAGTTTATTTCGGTAAGCCATCAGATATTACACACAACACGTTCGATGCACTATCAGAGAATATAGCACATGAGTATTGCCTGAAAGTTTGTGAGCGTAAAAAGTGGGAGAAAATAAAGTACGTCAACCCTGTCGCATACAACGCACACAGAGCATTGAACGCATTAGCCTAAAAACGGAGGGAGGAATCCCTCTGACATTATTAACCAATAAATTATTAAGAATTATGGAGAAAAAAGAAATGTGGAAAGTACTTGGACGTGACGATTACGCACACAAGTCTCAAGAACTGAAAAAAAAGTGCGAGGAACTGGCGAAAGCTATATGCGATAAGCTCATTGAGCTTGACATGGCAGAAATCTTCATCCCTCGCTGTGGTATTACCTTCAGAGTTATTACCGTGCAAATAAGTTGTGTTAAACGCATTCTTCTTGCGATAAAGAGTGGCACCATTTACTATTTGTTGCAAGAGTTTGGTATATGCGACATACATGCTGGTGACCTTAATGTGAAGGTTGGTCGCGTAGTAGATGCACTTAGTTTTGTTACTCACTTGGACGAGATATTACAAGAAATATCGAAGATTGAGGACAAAAAAGTCGCAGACATCGAAGCTGCTCTCAAGAGACTCTAACATCTATCATCCGTGAGCGACAAGGCGCACATCGGGTTCGAGACCCGACACGGAACAATATTAACCAAAATAACAAGAGTTATGAAGAGATATTACGTATCAGTCACAGAGACTTTAAACAAGGTAGTCAGCGTTGATGCTGAGAGTGAGAAAGAGGCTATAGACAAAGCCAAGTACGAGTATAGCGACGGAGTAATTGAACTCACTCGCGAAGATAACTACAGCGGTGAGCAATTTGAGATTGATGACGATCAGGAGTACTGGAGAGAAGCAGAAGAAAATGGCAACACAGTACTCCAGCACATCGACTAGCCAAACGGGGAGAGTAATCTCCCTACCAATAACCAAAACATTATAGATATGAAGATTTTAAGAGACAATGACTACAACAGGCGTCCGATTAAGAATATGACAGCCTCCCGATTAAAGAATAGAGCAAATAAGGAATATGTGCTTCATTTTCGCTGCAAGGAGCTTGGTACATCGTACACTATTGGGATAAACGCAGACCTACGTGTGTGGGCTTACCAATACAGAAACGGCATTCTTATTCGTTCTTTTAAGGAAGAAAACATACCGACTTTTAAAGAAGCGTATCAACTCTTTGTTAATTCTTGCGACCACTGTCTGTTAGAGCAGAGACTTGTAGAAATGGCGAAAACTTTTTAGCCTAAAAGCGCAGCTAAGGACTGCGCGCAATAACCAAAATATTAAGAGTATGACAAAGAGTGAAATTAAAGAGCTTACAGACATCATTATGAAAGCAGACGTTTACAGAGTGTTGAACGGAGGTCGCATAGATAAATCCAAGAAGCACGAATACCTGTTTGTAAATAGAACAGGTACACGTCATTACGAGTTCTCTATCGATGCTGATACAGTGGAAGAGGCTAAGAAATCAGCATTGGGCAATTTTATCGCAAAATTCAGAGCGATGGAGCCAAAGAAGAATTGGTCGAAGAAGGTTCTTGATGAGCCTGGCTTAAAAAGTCAGAATCGCCTGATAGAGCGCAAGATGATGCAAATTGCAAAGTCGTTCAAGAAATCCAAGTTCAGCGAATGCTTCTGGTTTGTAATTTCTCCACAAGGAGAGTACGTGATGAAAACTACAATGCTTTCTGCTGTCGAGTACGCAGATAGCATTGGAAAGAAACGAAAAGATGTGTGGAAAGTAAGCGTGTAGCCTAAAAAGAGAGGGCAGCTCCCTCTCACTATAACCAAAACAAGAAGAATTATGAATGAAGACAGAATCCTAGAGATGTTCTTCGAGAAAGCCAGATGGCAGTATGCTATCGAGAAAGGCTTATTCAAGGACATGAACAAAGCAGTAATGTATCAGCTGACTACACCAGAGGCTCGTCTGGCTATGTATCAGAGGATCAAGAGCGGAAATTACAAGATAATGCCGCCACATACAGCCAAGATTCCGAAAGACAACGGAGATTTCCGTACGGTCTATGTGAATGAGGCTGTGGACAGAATCCTCTTGAGCATCGCCAACGACCTCCTGTTCGAGCTGATGCCAGAGATGGTGCATCCACGCTGTACGTCATACCAGAAAGGTATCGGCTGCGGTCGTGTGGTGCAGGAAGTGTCTCGGATAATATACTCAGCAGATGGTAAAATCATCGGATTCAAGTCCGACTTATCCAAGTACTTTGACAACGTGCCTATTCGATTCATCGACTGGGCATTTGACAAAGTAGAGGAGAAGTACGGAAAGTCCGCGTTGATAGATGTCATCCGTGACTACTATCACACAGATATCTATTTCGATGAGGAAAATAACCTCTGTGAGAAGTATCAGTCCCTCAAGCAGGGATGCTCTGTTGCTGCATGGCTGGCTGACGTGGTTCTATACCATATCGATGAGATGTTGTCGAATCTGAACGGATATTACGTCCGTTACTCTGACGATATTCTCTTTGTAGGCGAGGACTACGAGAAAGCTATGGGTATTCTGAAGAGTGAACTGGAGAAGATGCAGATGACGCTCAACCCGAAGAAAGTTGAGTATCTTGATGCTAATCACTGGTTCAAGTTCCTCGGGTATTCCATCAAGGGTCACAACATCTCTCTGTCGTCCACACGTATCAAGACCTTCCAGAAGGAGATTGAGAAAAGGACGATAAAGAAGCGTGATACTACGATGACGAAAGCCATCAATGCTGTAAACAGATATCTCTACAAGGGGTACTGCGATTATTCCTGGTCTACTCAGGTTCTTCCGGTCATTAACGTGAAAGAAGATATCGATAAGCTCAACGCATTTGTCATGGACTGCATCCGTGCGGTCAAGACAGGCAAGAGAAAGGTCGGTGGTCTCGGATACGTGAAGACTCAGGCTGTAGGTTGCATAGACCGAGGTCGTGGCAGGAACGTGAAAGCCAACAGGGGTAAGACAGAGAGCGAAATCAAGGGGTATCTATCAATCGGTTGTGCCCAGAATGCCTTGCGAACGAGCAGGGCAGCGTACAACACATTGGTGAATACTCTGTAGATGAGCACCTAGCGCAAGGAACTGCCGGGATGAAGAAGAATGTTTTAAACATCCGGTCTCGAAGATCGCGGGCCTATCTCCGAATCATAGATGGCCCTGCGATCCTCTCCACCAGGATATTATCAATCTGATATAGCTATGCGCAGTATCTTCTGACCGGCAGGCTCTGTAACCGAGCACACGGACGTTGGAGAAGGACGGACGGATTTAGGCAACGCCTCAAAGACATCTTCTTCCTGTAGCTTTCGACCCAAGCTATGCTTGAGGTACAAAAGGCACATACAGAAGACGCACAAGGCGTAGCTCATCAACGAAGTACAGAAATGTGCCGGTCCGTATGACTTCCATCGGTGGCGCACACCACCACTCCCTGATGGATGGCTGAAGTTTATGCAACAGGTCTCTTAACCAGAAGTCCGGATCCTGGACGGCTGCGCAATTTGCGCATTGTCCTGGATCCTGAATTCTGGCGAATCCTGTGGCAAATCAGAAACATAAAGCATTGTGCCGAGCCATCGGTCAGGGAATTACCCTAGCACGAGGGTAGTCTTCAAAGGAGAGTGAATTTATGAGTGCTGTTTCCATGCCGCCGGCCTCCCGGAACACTATCCGGTACTCCGGCGGCTTACAACAGCCCTCGAATCAAGCTGTTATAGCTACGTGCCACGCTCTCAGATGAAGACAACGTTATTGCCAACGAGGTACACGAGGAGGAATTCTTTATGTCGCGATCTCTGTATCAACGCGATAAGGCTGGTGATACCAGCAATCTCGCGTATTGCAAGATCCCTCAATCGTCAAGATAGAGGAAGGCAACAGACCTATAAGTGTACCTACAAAAACCAAGTGAATTGCATCACGACGCATAGCCAAGAGTAGAACAGATTCAGTTGCATGTAATGTGACAACGGGACACAACCTGGCGGTTGCCCGGTACGCGTCCCGTTCTTATACATGCAATAATCAAGACGATACAGGAATGCAACACACTACTGAGGCTATGCTATAGCTATTGCGAGCCGAATGGTGCGCAAGGAGAATCGATTGTAAATACAGTATTCAGCATCCTGAGAATCACTGGATTATATCCAGGAGTCTCAGGACTATAATACTGTATATATCAAAAGCATATAGTTACGCAACAGATTCTCTGAGCGCACTCCTATCAACCAATACTTTTTAGAATTATGAGAAGAAAAAAGAAAGATGTGATCAAGTCGATACTTAAGCAGTTGCATGAGATTCAGATGGAGTATGCTTACGACAAGACTTTACGAGTAGGCATATTTACCGGAAGTACACGAAACGATATCGTAATAGAGATATCAAGGTGCGATGACACTAGTTCGGATTGCCAGTACGTGATCGAAGGAAGGGAATTTGTATTCTCTTTAAGAAAGTCGTGTTCCGACAATGAGTTTACCCTGTTTGAGGTGCGTTCCTATATATCAGCACTCAAGGGAAGCTAAAAACGGCGTAGTAATTCTACGCCTTCATATTAACCAATATTTTAGAATTATGGAGAAAATAACATTCAATCAGCTGAAAGAGGATTACTTCAACGATGACGTATGTATGGCGGAATTTCTTGAGAGTACACCTGCTACAGGCCTGACTATCGAACAAGCATTCTACCTATATATACGAGCAAAGAATTGGAGTGATAAAGATGAGTTTGAGCTCTATAGCGAGGGAGATTATTACGACTTGGTTGAAGAAGCCAAAAACATGGAGCTGTAATGCTCCATTCCTACAAACCAATATTTGAAGAATATGACATACGACGAGATTATCAATGAAGTTGAGAATGGTGCTAAGTTCACCATAAACTTCCAGAAGAGAACATGCAGAGTGAACGGCAAGGTAGTAATGTCCGAGGAAGACAAGCCGAAAGACACACCTTACCTTACACCCGAGGTTGTGTTTGTTGGCATCGAGCAGAGATATGCGGCATACAAGCACTCTGTGCCGTCAGAACGCTCCGAATCACATCGCCGATACTACTTCAAGGCTTTGCCCGAGAAAGAGCTCTCAGACGAAGATATGATGTACGGAGAGCGACGTGAAGTAGCGAGATGCAAGCTCGAGCTGTATGTTCTTATGCAGCTACTCAGAGGCAACCTCTGGTGGGACAACTCATGGGGAACATGGTTCTGGTGTTCCAAGAACGACAAGGACCTGATTATCCTCAGAGACTGGATTGAGCCAAACAAGGGTGGGGCGTAAGCCTCATCCACTAGAGTTAAATAAATTTTTAGTAACCAATTTAAAATAATTAGAATTATGAAGCAGATTGTAACAATCACTGGTGAGAACTTGAACATCGTAACTAGCAATGTAGAGGCTACTGGTAAGAAGACCAAGGCGCAGATGCGCATCGAAGCTCTTAAGGCAGCAGGCGTTGACGTAAGTAAGTACTTCCCTCTCGGTGACGACAAGCTTATCAAGATCGAGAATGGCGCTGCGGTCCCTGTTGATATGGACGATGCGACCATCGATGCGGTAGGCAAGCAGATTGTCGAGGGTGGATACGTAAGTAACTGGAAGCTGTTCCGCCGTTGGGTGATGAGCCAGATGTTCCACATGCTCAGACAGATGGACGGATGGAACTGGTCATTCAACCAGGTCTTGCAGCACAATGGCTACGAGTACCAGTGGCGCATGCTTGAAAATGAGCTCTATGCTCAGATGAAGATGGCAGCTCACGGGGATCACGAGAATGCCGGCGCGAGAAACAGGTGGTTCGGAGGCTACGTTGCTGCCGATATGGCTTATGACTACATCAATAAGCTCCGCAAGTATGTGGACGACAACCTTATTTGGAAGGTCAAGAAAGACAAGAACGGAAAGAAGACGAAGACATTCAAGCATACCTGTAAGGGCAATCCTTACGTACGTCTTCAGAACGAGGACATTTTTGTCGCAGACTTAGAGAAGAAGGTATATGCTCCTCTCGGTAATCTTGCGCGCAAGATGTATGACAGCAATACCTACAAGGAAGTCTACGATGCCGTTCACGAGTTCAACAAGAAGCGCAAGCATCTCGCATGGGACACCAAGCAGTCTGATGCCTTCATCAATGCCTATAAGGGCTCTGGTTCCTACTACACGATGAGAAACCTCATCATGTTCCACGGAGCCAGATTCTGGAAAAACGGACGAAAGATGTCAGAAGCCAACTCGTTGAAGGAGCTTGAGTCAAAAGCCAAGCTCTACGACGAAGAGGGTTGGAGAATGCTCGGTGTTCTCAAGCAGCTCATTATAGAGAACGATATCGACATCCAGGGCAAGATTAACGAGTGGCATAAGGCTAAGGTCGAGAAGGTAATCGCCAGTAAGTAGTAAGGTTCGCCGCCTGAAGAATGGTGGCTCGGCAGCAATTCACAAGAGCTTCTGCAACGAGAGGATCTCCTCCAGTTACTACTGGAGGTAATCCTTCGAGCTAAAGCTCTCCAGATCAAACTACTAAAGTAAGGCGCAAGCCGGGAGCCATTCTAGCCAAAAGTCGGTTACTGATTCGGTAACCGATTCTATGTCTAACCAAAAATGAAGGATTATGAAAGAGATTAAAGAGAAGATTGATGTGAATTCCCTTGTTCCTGCACCTCTAGATAACAAGAATGTTATGCTTGACTGGTGGAAAGAGAATATGTTCGATGACGAGAACTATTCATTCAATGGAAATGTGTATCTCGGATTCATCGCCGGACTCCCCGTGATGGCAACCATCAATGGAAATGTCGTCACGGCAAAATGTATTCCTCAGATATTGCGAACTTGCGAAGACCTCGACTTGTTCACTAGTACAATCGTAAAGAATCTTACAGGAAACGCATTTGAGATGATCCACTCATCCTTATTCCCGAGATTCAAGCAGTACATCGATGAGCAGAGGAAAGGCCAGCAACTAATCATCTCGTTTGAACTTGATGACAACGAGGCTATCGTGACTTTCAACTGGAATGTCCTAAAGGACGTAGATTAGCCAAACAGGTCAGTCGTTAGCAGCGGCTGACTCCTTATCATAACTAGATTTTGTTTAAATGGTTCAAGCCGGTCTGTCGTGAGACACGCCGGTTTTTTGTTCCCCAAGTTTAACCAATTAAAATTTTGTGAATTATGGCAGTAGCAAGAATCGTTAACGTTAATGAGATCTTGAAGGCAAAGGGCTTGAAGCCGAAGGTGTTCAATCTGAACATATTCTGTAGCGTTGTTTCAGATTTCTTTATGACACATGAACCAAAGGAAACAATTTTGCTTGTTCCGAAGAGATTCCTTGATATGGACAATCCCCCAGAGGGAGACTTCATTGAAATGCTGGACGCAAGCATCTGGGAGAAGAAGGCGGAAGACCCCGACGACCCATTCGACTTCATCGACTATCAGCTGATGGTACGAAACAAGATGATGAGACCGATAATCTTTGTCAACGAGCCTTTTCTTACGGAAGCCGCACTCTCTCTGAGAAACATCTGCGGATATTCCGTAACGGGCAGAACACGAAAGAAGAAGAAGGAATACATCGTGTCTCTGCCGGTGTAAAGCCAGACAAGGCGTGGAACACTCTGTTTCACGCTCCCAGTATTAACCAATTAAAATTAAAAATATGAATGATTTTTTAAAGTTAGCAGGGGATTTAGGATGGAGTTATAATGTTGACGATACACCTAACGAAAGAGGTGAGGTTTGCGTCGAGTTAGAGAAGTATTCCCCACAAGACCAAGACTTCATCGCCACAATTTGGTTCGAGAATGGCAATAAGTCTGACTTCATGGATAAGTTGTATCAATATTATAGCGACTTCGATCCTGACGAGGAAGCCAGTAAATGGATTGGCGAGGATGGGCATGGTGCTAACGGCGCGCCATACAAATTATCGGATATTTTGCAAGATATGGAGGATTGCAAGGATATGCTACTAGATTTATGGCACGAGTATTTTTACGATGAGTACCCAGAAAATCGCCCAAATGAGACCGACGAAGGGAAGCGACTCGCAGGAGAAATCGAGGAGAAATCCGGAAAGCATTACCACTCGTGCTCTCTACAGAATTATCCGAGCGGTAAGTACGGCGTTATCATTGATGGCTGCCAGAAGTTTCTATCGGAATGCAAGGAAGAGACATTAGCCTATATGAAAGGCGTGCTTACGGGCCTTGATATCGAAAGAAAAGACTAAGCCAAACAAGCCTGCCGGGAACGGTGGGCATCAAGTTAAACCAAAATATTAAGATTATGGATAGAAAAGTATTGAAAGACAAGATTGATGAGTTGCGTTCAACGGCAAAGATAGAACTTGCATGCACCATCCGTGAGATTATGAGAGAGCACGGAATCCTCAGCAAAGAGCTGAAGCATCCAGTTATGTGCCGCGACAAAATCTTCGAAGCTGTCCTCATTGAAATCAATGACGAGGACACCTCCATCCCGGCTATCACGCTCCGTGTAATGAACTACAAAAGAGTGGCGAAGAGAGTGTCCTCTACGGATTTCGAGATGGACTTCGAGTCGCTCGCCAGTATTGCCTACGAGCTAAACAACGAGCTCGAAAGTTAATTTAGCGTTAAAAACGGCAAAGGTGATGGTTTATATTATAAACTTTTAGTATCTTTGCCACTAGTAACCAAAATAATAGAATTATGACAGAAGAATTAAGAATCAAGACAAGAGACTGGGAACGACTGTTGAGCCCTGTTCTGCAAGAGAAGTACAAGCTCGCAATCAAGCAGGGCTGGTTCTCTGACTATCACAGCAACGCATGGAGGCACAACACCTTCTATGGAGCCTACATCTGGAAGTATCCGAAGTTCATCAAGGTCGTGAGAATGTTCGAGGAGCTGTTGGGCCACAAGCCATTGTGGGAAGACATCACCGACGACAACCTCCGTGACCTCTTTGAGAAGATCAAGGAGAACTACGCTCCCAACTCCGCAAAGACCGTATGCGCCACCATCAAGGCAGTGATACGTGAGAACGATGCTACGAAGGAGATTAATAGCCCTACATTCGGAAAGATACTCAGAACGAAGGCCGTACCGGTCCAGTCTGTCTATCTCTCTGATGAGGAGATAAACAGAATCATCAATTACAATCCAAGGGGACAGACGAAGAGATATGTTCAGCGCATGTTCCTCATGGAATGCCTCTGTGGAGCACGATACAGTGATTGTCAGAGGATAACCCCCGAGAACATCGATGATACCGGATACTTCTTGGTGTATGTGGCACAGAAGACCAAGACAGAGGTAAGGGTTCCTCTTCACAAGAAGCTCCGTCCGTTCCTGGTAAGCGGCACGGGTCCAGAGCCTCTACCTGGCGAAATCAGCGAGATGACCTTCAACCGAACTCTTCGTGACATCTGCCGTGAATGCGGAATAGATGCAAACACGAAGGTGTTCCATGCAGGTAAGGAAGAGACCGGAAAGAAGTACCTCTTTATCTCTTCACACACCGGCAGACGTTCATTCGCTACGAATCTCTCCAAGAAAGGCGTACCATTGGAACAGATTGCCGTCATGATGGGGCATACTAGTAACGGTAAGCCTAATATCCAGATGACGCAGCGCTACATTGTCGGGAAGACGGAGATTGACAGCAGTACCCTGAGACTGTTCGGTGTATACGATAAGGATCTGGATGATGGTTTAGATGAGGACCAAGCTAAAACTGGAGATGGTCATTAGCCATCTCCTGCTATTGTTTAACCAATTAAATAACGAATATGGCAGAAGATAATAAAAAAGAACTCATCAATGAGTGCCAGGAAAAGTATGCCGAGCTTATAAAGCAGACGGTCATAAAGGCACTCACAGGCGAGATTTCTACGAACTCCGCTATGGTAAAGGAATTGGAGTCACTGAACTTCCAATACCACGAGGAGATGGACGAGTACGACGATACGGCGCCTGACCTTAACCCGGAGCTCATAGAAAACTTCAGGCAGGCAGAGAATACTGGCAAGAATGTTTCCATTGAAGCGCAGGAATACCTTCTTTCCATCGGTATGTGTGAAGAGATGTTCAACCAGAAGATGTGGGTCAACGAAGACGGCCACATGTGTGACGAAGACGGTAACAGACTTTCCGCTGACAGAGAGCATCGTGTTTTCGAAGTTGTTAAGTGCGGAAAATAAGATATTTCTAGTTTTTCATAGCTAGATTTGTTTAAATGGTTGTCCTCTCTTGCCCGTGAGGGTAGGAGGGGATTTTTAAAACGGCCCCGATTAGCCAAAAATAGGGAGCTTCGGCTCCTGCAATTAATAACTTTTTAAAAATAAGAATTATGGCAAATTGGGCATCAACAAGCTATCGTATTGAAGGCAACCAGAAGGACCTTCAGGAGTTAAACGACCTTTGCAAGGCGTTTATGAACAAAGAGCGTCCTGTAATGGAGGAAGGAGCATCTGAGAACTGGGAAGGAAATATTATCCTGGCTCTTGGCGAGGAAATTGGTGACAGCTACATTCGTGGATTCATCCAGTATCTTGAGCTGTCAGATGATCTCTTGAGCATCGAGGCAGAGGAGGCATGGGGAGCAACGGACTTCAATAAGCTCCTCGAAAAACACTATGACGGTATGAAAGTGTACTTTATAGTGGAAGAGGAAATGTGTGAGGTCTATGCTACAAACGACGCAGAAGGCAAATACTTCAACTGTCGCTCTATATTGACTTCGTATGTAGAGGGAGAATATCACAGAGAAGAGTTTAAGAATAAAAATGAGGCTCTAAAGTATGCAGCAAAACTGCTCGGTCGTGATTCTGTCACGATACTTGAAGTTGGAAAGTGGAACATGGAGCACGAAGACAATAACGAATACATAAACATCAACGGGTTTGATCTCGTTGACTAACCAATTAAGCCCTACGCATCACGGTCAAGCGGAAATAATATGAAGAAATTTAATATCATCAACAATATCGTTGATACAGAAGTATTTCAAAAAGAGTTCATGGCAGATATTCCGCAAGCTACATTCTCTGAGAAGAATGGAGAGAACTTTATCTATGTAGATGATAAATTTGAAAACGAAGTAGAAAACTATCTAAAGAAGAAATGTGTTCGTTTTATCCCTATGACGGAGAAGCAAATTGAATACGAGGGATATAACGTTACTGTAAGCGAAGATAGCAGTTTTTATTATATTGATTTTAACTCAGGCGCAGGTGAAGCCGTGTACGAAAAAGCAGATTGGACACTCGATGATGCTTTGAAAGACCAGCTTAATTTAGATAAAGAATAATAAGGAAACGAGGGGGTTAACCACCCCTCAATCTAAGCCCTCGACATCACGGTGAAGTCAATAGAATATGGAGAATATATTAGAAAAGACAGTGAAGGAAAATGGCAATATCGACTTAAATGAATTAAGTTGGAAGCAGATCGTTGCACTCCTGAACGCCTGGGATTCCAGCTTCGCAAGAAATGAGAACACGTCGTTCTCGGAGATGGTGAAGCGATGCTATAAATCACGTCCATGGCATGAGAATGCGAATATTATCTATTTGCATCGAGATAACAAGAAAACTACCATCCTCCCTCACGCCTGTTACAACCTCGACGAAGCAGAGGAAAATATGATATTTAATTTGCTCAAAAAGCAATTAAAGTGAATCTCTACGGATGTAGTAGAACGAAAAAGCCCCGACCTAAGCCGGGGCTACCACAGACCATTACAGTCTGACATCTACGATAGTAGAAATTTGCTCTTTATGAGCGTTTAAATCCACAATTCCGAAGAATTGACCGTCAACGGAAGTTTATTTTTATTTCAATTCCATAAAGGTTCGATTAAAGTCTTCCGAAGACATGTGCAAAGATAGTGGATTTATTTCAGAAAACAATATTTCTTCAACATCAATTAACGAATTTAACTTATATGTACAAAGTCATAAGTACAGAACATCATTTTTATCCTCATGTCGTGCTAGAATTGCAGGATACCGCCACCAAAGAGACAAAGTGGTGGTGCTACGCTGACTTTCATGACGAGGACCTTTGCAAGGAGCTTGGGGTGAAGGACCTTACCGGTTGTACCCTTGACAAACAGCCAAGTCACGGAACCTGGATATCCAAGGAGGATATAGGGCATCTGTAATCGGAGTTTCTCGTACACTATAGCCGCTTATCACTTAACAGATAGGCGGCTATTTTATTAAAAGTCACCACTAAAAACACATCAAAAAACGCACTTTTTCCTTAAAAAGGGTTAATGTAAATATTCCATACTTTAATAAATAGCACAAATTCCTGTTTTTACTTCAATCGAAATGCGTAGCCAAATCAGCACTTTCGAGAGTTTTGTTTTTACTTTTTACTTGAATGAGCGGATTTTTGACACAAATCAGGCATTTGGAGGGTAAGGATAATCGTCGTATCTTTGCATCAGCTTATCAGAAATCGCTCGCTGATAAATTGAATATGCTTTATCTTAGTGGCTTTTGCCACTCCATGATATACCCTATCCAATACTCGGAGAGCGACTGAGTAGAGGATAGGGTAATTTCTTTTATCCTATTCCTCGAAGTCAAGGTGGAAGAGACGGCTAAATACACCACGCACACCAAGACTTTAAATGCAAGTGGGACTCATGGCAAAAGTGCAGGGTTTAATCGCAGAAGGCACGAGAAGGGTGGATGCTACAATCCGAAAGCTGCGACGCTGAAGCACGTGTAGTTCGTGCAGAGGTCGAATGAAGGGTCAATATACTGGGTCCATGCCATTCGAGGAATCCCGCACCTACAAGTTTTTCTTGTGGGTAAGGGGGATTCTCTCAATCAGCTATCTGCAACCTGTTCCATATTCTTTAAATAATGTAAGTATAAATTTAAATAAAATATTATATCATGGATAAAGATAAAGAAAATAATATTATTATACCCACGCGCGAGGAGTTTGAGGACTTCTGCTCACTGAAGCTTGGGTATAATGACAGAGAGTTCACATCAGAATTGTGGAAAACCTGCCAAAAAGTTGGTTGGAGGAAGAAAAACGGCGACCCTCCAAAGAGCTGGCAGATACTGGTTATATGCTATAATGGCATCGTTCTTCCAAAATTCGGTCGCAAACCATACAAACGAGCATCAGTATCAGAAAAAAGCGGAGAAGAAGAGGAGTTCCCGGATAACGGCATGCACTATATCGCCTATACTGACGGTAGCTGTGATAACAACTCGGCCACAAAGGCAGGTGGATCTGCTTACGTCTTAATCAAGGATGGAGAAGTTGTTAGAGTCAAGAATCACGGCCAACTCAACACTACGAACAATCGTATGGAGCTGCTTGCCATAATTTCTGCGGTCAATGCCTGCCCGGACGGCGCTTGTGTTGATGTTTATACTGATAGCAAATATAGCATACTGACCCTGGAGAAGACGTACAAGCCGGACACAAATGGTGACCTATGGGAACTCTACCAAAAGCATTCTCGCCACGTTGCTGGAGTTCGCTTGCATTGGGTAAAAGGTCACAACGGCGACCATTATAACGAGATGGCAGACGAAATGGCGTACGGAGCGTATTGCGAGATTTGCGACAAATATGGAATAAAGAAAAGTAACAGACACTAATCTTCTATCCCATATTTCTTATGGGTATAGAGGTGTTATATACATAAATAAAATATTGAGATTATGAACAAGAAACTAAGATTGCTGGTGACTGCAAAGTGTCACAACAAGTGCCCTATGTGCTGCAACAACCAGTTCGACTTCGAGAAGATTCCGGTAGTTGACAGATTGGACTATGATGAGATTAGTATCACTGGTGGAGAACCTCTTCTGCCGGATTGCAACGGAAAGACAATGTGGCTTGCTCACGGAATCAGAAACGTATTCCGTACGCTCGGAATCCCAGCGCCAAGACTTTTCCTCTATACGGCATGGGTTGATTACAGAACACTCCGCAATCGCAGCTATGACTTCGACGGAATCTGTCTCACGCTCCACAGCAAGCTCGATGTGGTAAAGTTCGTTGAAATGAACGATGTGATGCTCAGACATAAGAAATACAGATGGAACGACAATGGTTTCAATCCTGACTGCTCCCTCCGTCTCAACCTCTTTGCAGACATGAAGGCTCTTCTCCCTAAGGACATTGACCTGTCTATGTGGAAAGTGAAGGACATGGAGTGGGTGAAGGATTGCCCGGTTCCGGATGGAGAGGACTTCCGAAGAATCAAGGAGCTGTTCTAGTGGATAATTTTTAATATTTAAATAATATGAGTGTAAAAAACATTATTTTGGCATCAGTACTCGCAATAGTAGTACTCGCCGCAGGTTCAGTTATCGGTTGTTATTTCCATTACAACAACCAGGAAATCTCACTTCGCCAGCAGTCAGAGGCTCAGCGTGGCAAGATTGAGGGTGTTCACGACAAGATGTGGAAGGTTCTTCAGCAGAAGGCACAGGTTACGGATGAGTACAAGTCCGCATTCGAGTCCATCTATCCGAAACTTATCGAGGGCAGATACTCAAAGGGAGACGGCTCGCTTATGAAGTGGATCAAGGAAAGTAATCCTAACTTCGACGTTTCGCTATACAAGGACCTCATGCAGTCCATAGAGATTCAGCGCTCCGAGTTTCAGACATCACAGGAGAGAATGCTCGATATCATCCGTGAGCACGAGACGCTCGTGAAGACATATCCGGCAAAATGGTTCATCTCCGATACGAAACCTATCGAATACAAGGTTATCTCCTCATCCAAGACAAAGATGATCATGCAGCTTGGAGAGGATAACGACGTAGACCTGTTCAAGAAATAACGGCTTATGGAAATATTCATATTTCTAATCCCATTCGTGGTTGCTGCTTTCCTGTTGATTTTCTTCAGGAAGCAGACCACCTGGTGGGAATACGCAGTACTCATTGTTCCTTCCATCCTCATAGGCATCCTCATGGAGTTCGTGTTCAAGCAGTCCAATGCTGCCGACACGGAGTATCTCGGAAGCTACGTGACAAGAATCCGTCATTACGATGCCTGGAATGAGTACATACACCGCACGTGTACAAGGACCGTTGGAAGCGGAAAGAATCAACGTACGGAAACGTATGATTGCTCGTATGTTGACTATCACCCTGAACGTTGGACTTATTTTGATGCTAGAAATAAAGAGGAGTACTTCATGACAGACAACGAGTTTAATGTAGTCAGAAAGATTCTTGGAACCCAAAGTGTGTTCATTGATATGCACAGGGATTACTACACTAAGGATGGTGATGCTCAGGAATGGGCGTGGGATGGCTCCATTGAAAACTCGTACACATTATCTTCCGAGCATGATTACAAGAATAAAGTGAAAGCCTCACGTTCTATTTTCAAGTTCGAGGATATAGATTATCAGCAGGCGCGAAAGCTTGGACTGTTCGAGTATCCGGATATCGTTCTTTATGACCAGAACCCAGTGCTTGGACTGAAGATTCCGAAGAACCAGGAGAAGGCGATGAGATGGCTGAACGGATACTATGGCGAGCGGAAGCAGTTTAGGGTGTTCGTCCTGTTCTTTATGAACAAGCCGGAAGAAATCGTTGAAAAGCAGCGCTCATACTGGCAGGGCGGAAACAAGAATGAACTTGTCGTGTGCGTCGGTATTGATAAAAACAAAAATGTCAAGTGGTGCAACGCATTTTCATGGTGTGATAGCCCGGTCGTAGGCGTTAAGAGTAGAGACTGGTTTATGAGCAATCCCGTAAATCTCGAAAAGTACGCAGAGTATATCGGTCCAATCGTAGAAAAGGAATGGCGCAGAAAGAACTTCGAGGATTTTGATTATCTTACCATAGAGCTTACCGACGGGCAGTACTGGGCCATCATTATTCTCTTGCTGATATTCAATATCGGAATGAGCTTCTGGATTGTAACCAATAATTATAAAAACGATTTGTAGCGTATGAAAGAAAGACTAAAAATGATTTTCGACCGCATCGACATCTTCGTCGTGTGCATTATCTTCGGGTGTTGCCTCACAATAGCGGAGGTATTCATAGGAACCTGGGGAGGATTTGTTCATTGCTTTATAATGACATTCCTCATTACCGAAGTCTGCTACACCCTCCGCTGCAACGAGAAGCTGAAGAAGGAGCTAACGAAGGCGCAAGCCGAATTATGGTTCGAAAAAGAACTCAATATCAGAAAGGAGGCATTTATTACCAAGTATAGCCTCGTTATTGACCTTTGGAGGGCAAAGTGGAAATATGAGAACGCAAAGGTAAGTTTTATAAAACGAGAAATTACCTCAAAAGAGTTCATTGCAGCAATGGGTGATACGGAGGAGAAAATACACGATATTTCAAATAAAATCGCTATCGCTGACTTTGAACTTAAGAAACTATACGAGAGGAAACAATAATATCTTTAATATACCCCCACGTCATTTCCAGATGGCGTGGGGATTTTCCTTGTTAACCGTTAAGATAGTCGATGACTTTTCGGTTCGCCTCGTCTATCTTCTTATTGTCGAACTGAATATAGAGCGAAGTCGTGTCGCTATCCCACTCACTATGGCCCAGAGCCTTGCCGATAACTTCCTTCGGAATATCAATGCTCGCCGCTATGGTGGCCCAGCTTCTTCTGGCAGTGTACCATATTATATCCTTGTGAAGTGGCTTAATTTCCTTCTTGATCAAGGCGCCACGCTTGTTCTTCTTCATTTCTGTTGGTCCGATTCTCTTCAGGTAATCTCCTAGCGTTCTTCTGAAGCTTGATTCCTTTGTTCCGTCATCCAGGATGCACAGAAGATGATTCTTTCCCTTATACTTCTTAATGATTTCCATCGCTTCCGGCTCAACCTTGATGTCGTAGAGCCTGCCTGTCTTGTTGCGCTTGTACTGGATGCGCCCTTTCTTGATGCAGTCAGCAGGAAGTTCGAGCAGGTCGGAGAGGTTGATGCCTATCAGATAGAACCCGAGCATGAACAAGTCACGGTACTTCTCCATGAAAGGCTCTACCGGAAAGTCGCGATACTCCCTCATCTCCTCGGCGTTCAGATACAGGTACTGCTGTCGCTCTGTCTTGATAGAGAACTTACGGAAAGGATATTTGGTGGTAATCTCGTTGTCTATGGCCCAGTTGAACACCGTACGTATGTTTCTGAGGTCGATGGCTATTCCACCGCTCATACGACCCTTCAGAAGCTCATGCGCCTGGAATCTCTCAAGCCAGTCCCTGTCTATGCTGTCGAAGTCTGCGTGCTCATCGAAGGATTCAATCCTCTTCCTCGTTCTGAGGAATATCTCCTTGGTGCTGTCCTTAGCCTTGGTCTTAATGAACTCATCGATGTAGTAGAGGATATTCTTCTCTACAGATGCAGCTCTTCCGTTGATGATGGCTTTGATTTCGTCCTTCATCCTTGCTACCGGAAGTTCTCCGTTCATATAGATATATTCCTCCACGGACGCAAATAGCCTTGCAAGCATTGCAGTCTTGGCTCTTGCATTCGGAACACTCTTCGGGAAGATCATCCCGCTGAACTTGACCGTACTCGTGATTCCGGTATAGACCTGGAATCTCTTTCCTTGATAACTTATGATGAAGAAAATCTTCAGTGACTTTCCTTCAACGTATGTCTTGATGCTATTCATACTTACTCACAGATTTTACTCACAATTTTACTCACAACTCAATTTTACTCACATATTACTCACAAAACTACTCACATTGGCGTACATTATGCACGTTTTTGTACCTATTTTATGGGTGAAAATGATGGATTTTACTATGTTTTTAATGGTGAAAAATGATGTAAGTGGCTGATTATCAGTATTTGAGCGAGATACGGGAGTCGAACCCGCCTCACAGGCTTGGGAAG